CTTTACAAGATTTTCGGACCCCGGCCTGCAAACTTTGTTGAATCCGTCGCCAATGGCATGACAAAAACCGAACTGAACCAGAAACATGGGCATGTCCTGGGTTTGCGCGATATCAACATCACCATTCCCGGCGGAGGCATCACCGTGATCATGGGCCTGTCCGGCTCTGGCAAATCAACACTCATTCGTCACATCAACCGCCTTATCGAACCAACCGCTGGCGAAGTTCTGTATGGCGGCGACGATGTCTGTCGCATGAGCCAGGACGAATTGCGGGAATTTCGGCGCCACAAGACGGCAATGGTGTTCCAGAAGTTTGCCCTTCTGCCCCACCGTAACGTGTTGCAAAATACCGTCTACGGCCTTGAAATTCAGGGGACGGCAAAAGAAGAGCGCGAAGAACGCGCCCAGATCTGGATCAAGCGTGTGGGGCTGGAAGGTTTTGCCAACCACTACCCCAACCAGCTGTCCGGTGGCATGCAGCAACGTGTCGGTCTCGCCCGCGCGTTGACGCACAATGCTGAAATTCTGTTGATGGACGAAGCCTATTCAGCGCTTGATCCGCTGATCCGCGTCGACATGCAGGGCGTGCTGCTGGAACTGCAAAAGGAACTCAAAAAGACTGTCGTCTTTATCACCCATGATCTGGATGAGGCACTTCGACTGGGCGACAAGATTGCCATCCTGCGCGACGGTGAGGTTATTCAACAGGGTACGCCGGCAGACATCGTGCTCAACCCGGCCGACGCCTATATTGAATCCTTCGTCAAGGAGGTGAACCGTGGCCGCGTGATCCGCCTGAGCGCGGTTGCGGAGCAGACTAAGTCTATCGGCCCTTCCCTGCAACTGTCGGAAGATTTGACTGTCGAACAGTCGCTGCGGGAACTGACCAAGGCCGGCGCATCGGTCGTCAATATCGTCTGCTCACAGGGACGCCCTGTCGGCAGTGTCTCCAAGGAAAAACTGGTCGATTGCATGGTGGGGAATGGGTGAATGGCTAGAGCGCGGATGAGCATCTGATTTGCAGGGTGCGAGGTGCCGCCCGCCCCGCACTTTTATATTCACCGAATGATTTTAAGCTTGCATCGGTATTTTAAAAAGATTAATCGAACCAAGCCTTTTTAGGCAGTTCGGAGCGTAGCGCAGCTCGGTAGCGCACTTGCCTGGGGGTGCGTGATGCACAGGCGCCAAAACCATTTAATATCAATATATTATTGGAATGAAATTTTCTTCCGGTGGGAACTCTGGTGGGATTTACTGAATGTTGTCGCAATAGCTAAAATAAGCGTTGTTGACTCTACCACGTCACCTCACATAATCAACGCCAGCGCTCGGCGGCGCGCACCCTAAATCATGCGGCGAAACGAAACTCTTTCGAGGGAGTGATTGCGCATGAGCAGATACAAAGACCGAGTGCGGGGAGAAATCCCCAGACCACGAACGCCAGTCAGTGGCGATCTCCTGATTTGCTACAAACACAAATGGCAGGTCTGCTATCAAGCGCGGGGGATGATTGATGGGCGCGTGACCACGGCTTGGGTCTATGGCCCAGACAGCCGGCTATTCTGCGAGGTGGGGCAAGAACAGCATATCTGCAATGTCCCGATCCCAGAAGCCAACCCGTTCTTTGACGATCAGTTCACGTTCACCATCGATGAGGTGGACGACAAAGGTATGAGGACGGACCGCTTGGCTGGCGCGGGTAATGTTTCTGATGCAATCACGGTTTTTGAATCCATTGCTGAGAGAACTAAACGAATAATTATCTTGCGTAATGGGATTAGGACGTTCCGAACACACAACGGAGGCGCGTCAAAATGAGCGACCAGAAAACCAAATCCGGCGATGGCGTAATTGACCAGCACTGGTGCGAGCATCCGAACTGTGGGAAGTGGGGAGGTTTCGGCTACAGCAAGAGCAAGGCCGAGAAATCATCATGGCACTGCTGGGAGCACTATCCACAGAGGGATATGTTCAAGGGCGCAGCGCAAGCATGATACTTGCTCCGGACACCAGGCCCGCAATGAATAGAGCGAAGCCTACCAGAACCCGGCTACGTGGCGGGATGTGACCGTTATCGATATCTGGAGCCAAAAGAGCCAAGGTGCATGACCACGCCATCATCCATGCGACAAATGCACTGATGGGAGAATTGACCATCCATTCTGGGCGGTCATTGTATCGCAGCAGCATGACCCACACGCGCTGGAAGAAGATGATGCTGACGATAGAGAACACAGCAACGATGAGGAAGTCAGCTCCCGCCCTGCCGTGTCGCATTGCCTGAGCAGCTTCACGAAACCACCTCACTAGCACGGCGAATGCCACGCCCAGCACGAGGCTGGAAGAAATCTCGGTGATGAAGCTTGCGGGAAGGATTTCATTGCCAACCCAGAACAGCACAACAGCTGTAAGGGCAGACCACGCAGCCACACTAGTTTTCAGTCTCTTCATTACCTGCCGCCTCTTTGCATGCTGACAACTGCTTCCTCTGCGATACGCTGCACCCTGTCGCGACGGCGTTCGAACGTGACCACAGCAACAGCCAGTTCGGCCTTGCGGTCACGCTTTTCCTTCTCCATGTCTGGATCTGGCTTCACGGTAAACTTTGGCAATCTCCACCAGGACAGCAGCCTCATTCGCCCCTCCTGCTTGCATTCGACACGACCATGGGCAAAACAGTGTCCATGGTGCTGGTGAATTTTTGAACGAGGGGAAGAACCGCCTTCATGGTTTCAAGATGCTCTTCCTGAAGCTCTTTAATGCGGGCGTCAGATGCTTCCCGGTCCTTGCCGCGCCCTACCCGCTCATAGACGTAGAAACCCGTCATCAGCATGGCTATAGCGCCCATAGGGCCATGTTGCAGGAACCAAGAGACTAGTTCCCCCGGGACAGTGTTCATTTAGTAACCTTGCTAAGCGATAGAGAAACAGACCATGAGGCCCACAGAGCTATGAACAGAGCAATTATTGCCATCTACGCCGTTGCGGTCGCGCTGATGACGCAAAGCCCCTCGCAGGCCGCTGAGAGCCTTTCCTGCGCATCCCTTGTTGTGATCGACGGCGACACCATCAAATGCGACGGACAGAACATGCGGTTGCTTGGTGGCGGCGTGCCGTTCAAGTCTGGCGTTGATGCACCAGAGATGGGAAGTCGCGCCAAGTGCGAGGCAGAACGCTTGCTGGCATTGAAAGCCAAGGCCCGGTTGAAAGAGCTTATGCTTGCCGGCGTACCCCGCATTGTAGACAGCGGCGCAAGGGATAGAACCTCAAGCCGCCGTCCATTGGTGGATATCTATCTGGCCGATGGGCGCGAGGTCGGGCAGATCCTCATGTCGGAAGGCCTTGCCCGCCCGTGGTCACCCAAGCAGCGCATTGACTGGTGTGGGTGATCAGACTTCAGGTTGGGGAAGGAACAATGCGTCGCTGTCGATGTGGTAAATCGGCAAACCGCCCAAAAGGGCATAGAAGGTGGTATACATCGGGTTATTCAAGAGACGGGCCGGAAGATACCCGCGCCCTAACACATCGCCCGTTATGTCCCCCAAGCCAACCACATTGTTTGATATTGGGTTGTCGACCAGTCTAGGGTCAACCTGATCACCATTGACCGCCACTGATGCTGCGTTGAGAGCCTTGGCAGACGTAACCATAGCGGGGGTTAAAAGAAGGCAAGCTTGAACGGCCATTAGTTCGCTCCTATAGCGGTTAGATACGTATTGATAGAATTGTGAAGGGCGAGATGTTCGCTGTCCGTCAGACCTGCGCCTGCAAACATGTAGGCCTGTCGGTCAGATCCGTATCCGACGCCAAGACGAAACATCAGGAGTTCTTTATTCTGAGGGGCGGCAGACGCCCGAGTGATAGTTGAGCCTGACGGTACCCCCCCGGCTCCGTAAAACTGTATGATGTTCCCGTTTCTTGAAACAGCTTTGTAGCCAAGCTTTGTTGCGGCCGGACCGCCTAAATCGTTCGCAGTTGCATTGATGCGACCGCCGATGTTGCCGCTGCTATCTCTCGGGCGAAGAAACGTAAGGGTTCCTGTTGTGGTGTCCATGCCAAGCGTGGGTAACCCATCCGCAGCATCAGAACCTGTTGCGTTAATATAAACGCCAATAGTAGCCGAATTCTGCGAGAATAGGCTGTCGGTATTCATAATTAGTCCAGTGCCAATGTAGGCAGACAGTTGGTCACCCTGCCAACCTCTATCGTCCGTGAATACCGGGCTGTTGAATCCCGAGAGCTGTGCCCCGGTTGGATTTTTCAAATTGATGCGAGAGTTAGCCATGCCTGTTTGAGCTGTGGGTCGCAAGTAGCTCAATTTCGACCACACACCCGCAGCCTTTAGGCTTAGGACATGATCATTAATCAGGCCTTTTCTTGTATCGGTCAGGGCTGGCGACATTACATCAAAATAGGCCTGGGCGTCAGGGTCATACGAAGGGGCCAGAGTCGGCGTAACGCTCTTGGTGTCGCTATCTGGGCCATTGCCTACAGCATTGACAGCACGCACCTTGATGTTGACCGGAGTTCCATTCGTAAGGCCGGTGATGTTGAACGATCCGGTAGACGTGATGCCTGAATTGGTCCAAGAGCCAGCGCCCACCTGATACTGGATAGCCGTGATAGCCGAGCCGCCATCGCTTGGCAGCGCTGATATGCTCACGGTGACCGTGCCACCAGTCGCAGAATCAGCAACAGACCACTGACCTGCGGTGAAGGCCGCAGGCGCTGTGGTGGCCGCAGCTACAGTAACAACTCCATTTGTCACCCTTGGCGACCCGATGGCGCCAGCAAGTGTCTCTGTGATGTTGACCGCACCAGTTGTCGTCGGCGTTCCAGATATGGCTGTGCCAGCAATCGATAGACCCACAGCGCCAGCTCCAGACAACGCAAGCGTAGAGCCAGCCGTCTTACCAGATACAACGCCACTGAATGGAGCACCGACAGTGGCGGTGCTGGGTGAGGCCGTGAGAGCGGCCAGAACAGGTCCGGAATTGCCACTGACAACACCTCTGCCTCGCGCCAGCCAGAATGATGTGAGTTCTCCAGCCATTAGTTCAATTGCCTCCATACGACGGCAGTCCCGTTATCGTAGGAACCAAACCGCTTATTGCTGTTGAGAAGAAGGGCGACGGTCGATCCAAGACCTGTTCCGAGAACGTTCAGGGTGCCAAGCAGTGTTGTGAGTGATGGACGGAACTCTTTCACCAAGCCTGGGCAAAGATTTTCTGTTCCGAGCGTGATGCTCCATGTCGTAAGAGCAGGAAGGTTTCCGCCAATCTCCAATATTGGGAAGGTCGACAACGGCTGCAGTGTCATGCTGCCGGTCATTATTGACGAACCCAATAATTGGGGCTGCGTTGTCGGCTCCCAATAATAGATACGGCCGTTGAACGTGCACCTATAGACGCCATCAATCAGACCCCACATGTCCGACACACGGCAATATTTCCCTCGGTTCGCGGCGTTTGCCGGGAAGTTGGCGAACATATCAGCAGTAAGGATGCGCTCTGAAGTCACCAGTTGAATGGCCGATGGTTCTGGCGGTGGAGTGTAGAAGAATGGCATTTTACCCTCCTCTAGGAGATAGCGTAGAAAGTACCGACCGCAGTTCCTAAAACCACATTTGTAATTGCCAGAGGCAGGATCGTTGGGCCGAGAACGAATGTGAATTGGACGCCAACACCACCAAATGTCAGCGTAGCATTGCCGGCGGTCGTGATTACAGCCAGAATGCCATTACCAGCGGCTCGGGGAGTGCCTGGGGTGTATGCCCCGCCGTTTACCGTATAGTTGCTCTTGGCAGCGTCCAGCGCCGCCTTATCCTCATTGCTGAGGACCGTAGGCACAGACGCTGCGGCCGGTGCTCGGCCTGCTGCAAGTCCCGTCTGAGGGTTGCCGGTCGCTGGGTCCATTGAGATCGTCTTGACAACCTGAATGCCTTGGCGCTGCCCCGCCTCATTCGTGAAAGCACCACCATCGTTTATGTTTTCAATTGCCATCTCACTGCCCTTTCTCGATTACCAGCAGCCCTGCTTGGCGCCGTGTGCGTTGTGTGCCGCTACCGAATTGGCGAACGGTCTATCGTCCATTGTGATCTTGACTGCTGTTTCGAGCGTCGGCTGAAGCTTCTGCCAGCCTGCGCATGCATTCCCGCTTGTCGTCTGACTGCAGCCCGAAATGCCCGCACATAGCAGCAGCATCGGCAGAACTGATTTCCGCATTGGTTTTCTCCCGGGATTGAAAGAGTTCGACGGTCTTCTCTAAGGCCTCTGTAGCCGTCTCTGAGCGGCCATCACGCTTGCCGAGCCAGTAGGAGCCAGAGGACAGCAGGACGGCACACAGCAGCCCAGCAGAGGCGATCTTGAGCCAGTTCGGTATGAGCGCCCAGATCATGCCTGTTCCACCGTCTGTTTGCTCTTCCACCAGCCGTATACGCCCCAGACCGTCAGCCCGAGGCCGATAGCTCCGGATGCCGCAAGAAGGCCATTCGCAATGGTGGTTGCGAGATCGGAATTGATGCCGGTGACATAGGTTGCAATCTCTGCAATCTGATCACGGGCAGCAGTGACGAGTGCGAGAGGTCCGAAGTTACGCGCTGCGTTCTTGACCTCTGGAACCTGAGCGATGCCAAGGTTACCTGGCTTTTCATCCGGCGATGTCTGAAACTCTTTCAGCCTGCGCATTGTCTGTGGCCCAGCAATGCCGTCAGCGAAAAGCTGGTTGTGTTGCTGAAAATTGCGAAGCGCTCGATCGGTTGCAGGGCCGAAGTCACCATCTGCGGTGACAGTGTGACCCGCGCGGGTAAGGAGCACCTGAATTTCACGAACCCCTGCCCCCTTTGAACCGAGGCGAAGCATTCCTTCAGCGCCAGAGGCGGCCGGCAGTCCAGCATTCGAATAACGAGCGTATGCCGCAGCCATCTTTGTGTCGTAGGCATTGGTCTTATATGCCGGTCCGTTATAGCCTCGGGCGAACCCTGCCCAATCCTTACGCTGAAGAGCGCCAAGCAGATTGTTCTTTTTGATGAAACGGACCATCAACTCAACTTGGCCCTCGACACCGCTTCTGGCTTCTTCGAAGAACGCAACCACAGACGGATATCCGAGCACCTTCCAGTGGCTGCCCATAACCTGGCCGACGCCGAAGGATGTACTTTCCAGCGCAGCCTGCTTGTCAATGGTCATTGCGCGGCCAAGAAGCTGCCAGCGCGCTTTCTGCGATGAAGGGTTCTTCACTCCACCTACCGTCGGAGAAGCCAACCCAAGCTGACGAGCTTCTTCACGGCGAGATGCAGTAACCAGGCGGTCGAAGTAATGCCCCTCGAAACGAATGATCGGCATCTGCTGGCCGTCAATGTCGGCAAAGACAACGCCGTTGCTCTCTACCTCGACAACAGCTTTCAGCGCCGCCGGTTCAATACCGTGCACGCTCGCAACTCGCTCAATCGAGCGGGCGACATCAGCCTTCAACATGAGGCTTCTCCTGGTTGGTAATTACGGGGTGCAATGACTTGGCTTAACCGACTGGAGCCATTCCAGTGGAAGCTTGTAAGTCATAGCAATGTCCTGATTTTTAGAGATTACACCGCGCTTGGCGGCTGGTGTTTTTCGATGTAGATAATCTGCATGAGTAACATCATCACCCGCATACAGATCGCTATTCACGTATCCGCCAGCAGACTGTGGGGCGAGGATATTTATGAATGGCATCAGAGCGGTCGTAGCCGGATGCGCTGCCTCAGCGCCGACCACAAGCGCTGGATTTACCGCGACATGACAGCGCACGAACATGAAGATGATGCTTGGGACCAAGCGATCAAGTAATGTCAGATAGCTTTTTCGGGTGTACAGACAAATGCAAAGGTTGCATAGACACCCTACGCAACTAACAACCACCCAATGGAGCCAGCATTGTCAAGATTAGGCCTAGTAGCTTTCGCGTATTTTCTTTCGGTAAGCGCTTCGTTCGCGGCCAGCTGCCCTGCAATCGGCGCGGCCCCAAGAACCATGAATGGCACAGCTGCTGCCTATGCAAGTTCACCGGGTTTCAGCCTAAATGACGATGGAATTCTCGAATGGGACTACGGCGCCCATTTCGACAATCTTGGAAAATGGGCAGATCCATTCTTCGACAGCAACTACGCCTTAGCCTTGTATCGCGACTGGTTAGACACCGGTTGCGCCGACGATGACCTTCGAGACAAATTTCTCCTTCAAGCGAACTGGCTTGTTTCAGAGGCCCAGATGCGCGGCGACGTAGCGGTGTGGCCGTATCCGTTTGCAGATAAAAATTTCGACCTCGGCCCCGGGTGGGTTTCCGGAATAGGTCAGTCCCGTATCGCAGGCGTGCTACTTAGAGCCGAAGCAATCACAGGCTCTAAAAAATTTCATGATACAGCACAGGCTGCACTACGGGCGTACGAAGTCCCGATTTCGGAAGGTGGCGTCGTAACCATTGAAGACGATGTGACATGGATCGAAGAAATGGCTGACCCGAAAGGACGCTCGTTTAAGGTGCTGAACGGTCATATCACCGGCCTCGCTGGCATACTAGACTTCTACCAAATCACCAAAGACCCGAAGTGGAAGGATTTCTATGATCGCGGCATTGCAGCAGTAAAACGAGACATAGGAAAGTTTGATGCTGGGTTTAGCACGTACTACAGCCTGCTGATGCCATCAAACGAAAGACCAATCGCTCCATTGAGAGATTATAATCCCCTACATGTCTCTCAGCTTCTTTGGCTTTATGACCAAACCAACGAACCAATTTTTTTGGAATACGCATCTCGCTTCCAAGCCTACGAAACAAACAGCGACACATTCACCGCATCCAGTTCAATCGATAAGAAGAACCATGGCCCCGATAGCCTTCGAGCGAAGTACGGATCTAATTATTGGTCAGTTGGCAAGTTCCCTGCTTGGCTCGAGATTGCATCATCATCTCCACGTTTGGTGCGAGGAGTGGCTATAGACCTGAACCTCATGTCCGAAGCGCCCTCAGGCATGACTATCTCTGTTAGCGCTGACGGAAACTGGTCCAAGATGATGCAGATCGACAAAATTGATACCAGATACATCGACGCTATCTTCGATCAGCCAGTAATGACTGATAAGGTCCGCGTTGATATCCCTGATGATAGCGGCGACGGGCTCGTCGCTCTACGTACAGTCATGGTGCTGAATTCTGAACCTGCGTTTGCGCCTGTAGCCAACGACTGCAATCATACATCTGATTCCCGAAGAGATACAAAACAGAGCAATGTTGAGCACGCATTCGATAGCGACTACAGCTCAAACATGACTGTACTATGCAATGGTTGGATTATGTTTCCAACGAATGACGCGACGACGAAGGTGGAGTTTCTAGCAGACAAGACTGCATCTGTTCGAGTCGAAGAGTCTGATGATCTAGCGATTTGGTCCGACCTGAAATTCACCAACAATCAGACGGCTGTTACTTTTGATGCAAGGAAACGGTTCACTCGCATTCGCTTTGACAAAGAGGTTGAAGGAATAGCGCAAATAATCTCTTCCCGAGCTTATTGATCAAAGCGAAGACGCGCCGGTTGGTTCAAGTGGGTGAATATATCTAATATTCACCCGACATCATACAGGCACCAATTCCCATACGTCTTTCTGTACCTTTCCGTTCATGTTCGTATTCCCACAAACCATGAGTAGTCTTCCATTCCTGCTGTAGAGGGTAGGTGCATGGCGCGCGACGTAATCAGCTACCGTTTCCACACGTTGCCAGCTAACGCCGTCTTTGCTGCGGAAAGTGTCATTTCGATTGGTGAGACTATGCTCTCCACCAACTATGTTGTCATACCCACCCGTCACGTAGAGGTGGTCATCATGTACGCCCACACCTGGCCACATCCGAGGAGTGAACGGCGCATAAGCCATACTCCAGCTTGCATTATTCCACGGCTCTGATGTGGACCAAACGGTATTTAGCGAAGTGATCTCAGGATATCCGGTTTCTGGTGGCGTGGCGGGAACCGGCTCCGACCCGCACACCATAAATATCTGGCCTTTGAAACACCCACCCACATGCCCCTTTGTGGAAGTAAAGGGTGCAGATGTCGTACTAAACGTTCTTGTTACTGTATCAAAAGTATCAACATATCCCGTTCTTATGATGTTCAATTTTCCACCTAGCTCGAACATCGGGGCTTGTGTCTCGAACGGCGGGTTATTTCTCGTCTCTAGAACCTCAAACTCAGTCCCGTTGACAGTACGGCGCATAATCCCGTCGTAGACGTATATGTGATCTCCGAAAGGACAGATATTGGCATAACCACGATAAGGCGTTGCGCCGTTGATGACAGACCATTTCACGCCATCATTAGAAACAGCGAAATCACGAATCGCAGCGCCGCCAGGCGTAAAGCCACTGTTTAACCACAAGCGGCCCTTGAACTCGAAACCCACGCCGTCATCGCGCGGGAGTAATCCGCTGTCTTCCGCTTTTAAAACCCACTTGTATTTCTGGATAGGTGGCATTGCGAATGCATTGCCAACAAAAAGCGTAGCGGAAGCTGCTGTGAGAAATTGTCGTCTGTCCATGCGTGAAGATATGCCAAAGTGGCAGCGTTAATACAATTAACAATCGGCACCAAGGGGCATTTTACGATTGACGCCGTCCGAAATGTTCAAGGCCACGCTATGGCAGCGCCGCCACCGGTTCCAGTCGTTCCGTTTTGCCTCGTCTTTACTGTTGAAATATCGCCAGATGGATAAACATAGTACTTGTTTGATCCGCCAAGAACTCGGCAGGTGATGTTATCACAGACGATGAAGTTCGAGGCCAATGATGACAGGGCTACGTCGTCAGCAACCACCACACCGAACAATTGCGCAGTGTAAGCAACAAGGCCATCTACAACGATATCAATCTTCTTCGCGGTGTTGTTGCCACGGATGTAGAAAAACTTCGTGCCGGAGTTATCACCGTTGTTTACGATCGTGTTGTTTCTGGCAATAAATGTCAGATCGGCACGCATATTGTTCGACCCGCCACCACCTTCCAGATAAACCGCACCAAACGCATTCAAAGCGCCATCCGTTTCAAGTCGGCAGTTCTCAAGCGTGAAGGATCCACCTGCTACTTCAGATCCATAGATGCAATATCCATCTACCGCAGAGTGAAAACGGTAGATGGTGCTGTTCCGGATGGTTACATCGAAGCCCTGCATATGAGCGCCATTGCGGAAGATGCAGTTATCGTAGGTGATATCTTCGACACAGCCGTGCATATCTGCCGCACCAGCCTCTTCCCAATTCTGCAGGTTCATGCCCGAGATAAGACCACCTCGCGTGCAGACAGAACCAATTTCATCATACTGACCGAGCGAAATAGCGTGCCGTGTGGCGGACGTTCCACCACCACCGGTAACTGAAAATAGTTGCACTGACGCAAGCGAAATGCCGTATTCATCGCCAACGGACGGTGAGTTGTTTCTGACTTTGGGAGCAATGATCGAAACGTCGTAGCAGCGGTCGAATTCCATGCCGGCGTAATAGCTCGACGCTGCCCAAACATTCTCGATCACCACACCATCTGCATACTTGATGTAAAGAGGAGACAAGGCTCCAGACGTGGATTCAGTAAACCGGCAGTTATCTACCCTAACACCGCGAAGTGCATTCACCTTGTACATTGAGACGGACGCGGCAGTGTACGCGTCATAGAGGCGTCCAAGTATGCCAGCGGTCGTTGTCGTGGCAGCCTTGTAAATCTTGACGAATTCACCCGCACGGTAATTACGGCCCGCGACATTGAACCAACTGTCGGCTGTGGGATTGAATATCAAGACGAGATCATTGTCCGCCAAGCCGTGCGCCGATGCAAAGGTCAGGATGGTGCTGGACCGCGCCAGATTAGCGGTGATGTTTGGGAGGGCCGAGATTGTTCCCTCAATTCTAATCTGACCACCGGCAGAGCAGTCGAAATGTGTGTTGTATCCTTCACCATCAAGGCGCAAAGCGTAGCCAAAGGAAACTGGCGAGTTGATCTTGTAATTACCTGCTCGACCTCTAATCCACGTCAAGCCCAGGTTCTTCATGAGCGTAAGTGCTGGCGCATTGTCAGCTACGCCGTTTGCGTCACCGCCAAACCACTCGATGTAAGCCGGACCATCGAATACACGAACCCAAGCACCTGCAGTTGCGGCGGTGTCATCAGCCTTCGCGTAGATGCCACCGAATGTGTCGGCCGTAATCTGAGCGGAATAGTTGCCTGCCTTGAACTGCCACTGACCGCCGTTGAAAAAAGCATTCCTCACAGTCGTGGTTGGCAAGGCCTTTAAAGCCGCGAGAGTTGCGGGAAATGCATTAGGTACAGCAGCCAAGGCCGCATTTTTATACGTCTCAGCGTCTGTTGCGGCTGATTCAGCTTGCGCGATGATAGCTGTAGAAACCTGGTCATTCAGTATGCGGAACTCTGTGTTGGTCGCGACACCAAGAACCTGCATCCCTTCAACCAACCCACCGGCTACAATATCATTGCCAGTATTGCTCTTAATTGGAAGAGGCGCACCGCCGTTGAATGAAACGGTAACTGGCGAAGCAGTATTATCTGCGGCGATGGCAAGGATGATCAGTGCTGCATCGCTGACAGGGATTTCCGTCACAGCATGAATAGCGTTCTCATCGCCGGTCCCATCATTTAATGCAACAATGAAGGAATAGGGCAAGGGAAGTATCATTTCCCATGATCCGGTTCCTGCCGCGCCGATCTTTCGATAAATGGCGTTATACTCGACAACGAGATCAGCATACACCCAAGCCATGATATTGGCGCCTATGCTTAGGTCAGAATACAGGTCGTTGCGAGTTGCCTTGGCTACGGATCCAGCTCCCGTAGAGCCAGCCCCCAGTAGCCTTTCATACCCTGTTAGCAGACTACGGATTTCTGGCTTGGAGGGTTTATGTGGACCAGAAGATGGCACACCATCAACAACAAAATCACGGTAAACCTGAGAAGCGTTCTGCGCCATTTTTCAGACCTTAGTTCTGGAGATTAAGAGATATTGAAAGCGCCGGTCGCAACTGCTGTTGCAGGCACACCAGATGCATTGATTGCCACAAGCCATGCGTAACGAGTTCCAGCAGCAAGGCCGAGTATTGCCCGGTTATCGACCGCGCTTGGCGGTCCGTATTCCGTCGCCATCAGAGTGGCGGCGTTGATGTTGTTTGTTGACCCGATATAGATCCGGCATGCGAAGTAGTTGGCGCTGTTTGGAGCCGTCCACTCGAACATTGCCTGCCCAGCACCGGGGGTGACCGTGACGCCTGTCACAATGCCTGGAGCTACCGGGTCAGCAGTGGCCGTTGCTGTGATGTAATCGGTCCACGCAGATGGCGTCCCACCTCCCCAAGCGCGAAGCCTGAAGCGATACTGCCCGCCGTCAACCAGATATTGCGATCTGACTTCAGCCTCTGATCCTGACGAGCTGACACTGCGGACCGGCTCCGAAACACCCAATCTCTCCCACTCAAACTCGTAAGTGAGAATGTTTGATGCCGAAGTCCACGACGCCAAGGCATAGGCGGCGGTCGCACCGCCCGAGACAACCTCAGTCTTGATCAGAACCGTAAAGCCCGTCGGCTTTGGCACACCAGCCGGATCAATCTTGTCTGGACGCGATGGTGGCGCGCCTTCTTCAACCGACGCCACGAAGCCATACAGTGATGCAGGCACGATGATGCCGGAGAACTCAACCGTCAGGTTACGCAGTGACACGCGTGGCGTTGCGGTGATCTCGATTATCACTTCCTCCATCTTCGGAGGATAGTGGACACGAACAAACCGGCGATACGGCACATTTTCCGCTGACTCATAGTGTGCAAGAACCGCGACCTTCGGCGCATTGGCCCTTATGAACGCGATCTTTTGCAGACGCTGAATGTGGTTGTGCCGCTGGATTGCGGCGTTCTCAATCGTTTTGGTTCTCTCGCTGTCGTCATCAGCCTGATATGGATTGCCATAGATGGCTGCATCTGCCGTGACGTAATCATTGAACACGTCAATGAAACGGCCACGCACAGCAAGCACTGTGGAAGCATCGCGTGTATTTCCGTCCAGCTGAATGCTTATGATATCGTCTTCTGTGAGCCGAATGTCAGGCTCAACAAATTGACCGGCATGCACTCCAACCTTGCCGTCAGGTCGCTCGTAAACAACCAGTTCGGCCGCCTGGTCCATGATCCTGCCAACCTCGGAAGGGTCGTTGTTGGCGCGAAACCAGAACCCGCCGTGATAGCGAGGTTCAGCATCACCTTCTCGGTTCAGCACGGTCCCATCGCAGACATTGGCCGCATTGGTCCATTCTGGCATATACATGTCATCAAGCGTCAGCCGTCCACCGACCGGGCTTGTGATGTGCCACATGCGGTGAAGGGCCAGGTTCTCTGTGTAGGCCAGCGTCGAAATACGAGGATCGTATATCTGCGCGTGGCCACGGATGATGGCCGAATGCTGCGGCATCTGGTTCGGAAAGACTGAGAGATAATCCTTCTGCTGCGTGGTCGAGCACATCATCAAGACTGTAGCCAAGCCATCGCCACGATGCGCAGAACTCCACACCGAAGGAAATGCAGCCCCAATCTCTGAATAGTAGCTCTCTGCCTCCAGCCCGATCCGTGAGCGGATGATCACATACCGGCTTGACCCGATCACAAAGTGCGCGGGTGTAATGACGTGGCCTTCAGGACCGAGCGTTACCGCCTCATCGTGGAGATAGTGCTGAATGTAGCTGCTGATCCGATGAGCAGCCATGACAGTTACATGGTGTGCGGTACCGTTGAATTCTTCGAGGAAATCATAGTCCCCCCCTTTTTTCACGCGGCCCAGCACATACGGCAGCGATGGCACGTTCTGCTTAAGGTTATAAGACCCATCTTCCGGCTTCGGGACCGCAGGTTTGTTCGCCAGAGCGCCCTGAAGCAAATAGGAGCCCGCTGCTAAGCCTACATAGCCCAGCGCGAGCGTGCCAAGGTACAGTGCATTCGCCGCGAAGGTCGTAGTTGCGACGGACGAGACGATAAGCGCTATGGTTTCTAAGCCAGGCATTCAAAGTCTCCAGATCGCCAGAGGCGTGGCCGTCATAGGGCCGATGTTGTTGATGAAGCGGATATTCCATCGATCGCCGTCGAATATCGCGCCGAACTGCCGATCGATCTTGGTGGGGCTGCCGATAACCCCTACATCGCCCGCAGAGGCGTGCTGGACGCGTTTGGCGCGGATTGTTGCCGCACACCCATCAAACAACGGGACGACGCCACTAGCCTTGCTGATGATCGCTTTGAACCCATCTTCGCTATCGTATGAACCACGCCAATCTCTTGCCGGGTCTGAATGCCCAAGCCACATGGCCCAAGCAGCGACGAACAGGCAGCAGTCAACCTGCCCCGGTCGCCATGGCTTGAGCTCATAGGCGCGGAAGAAATCCGACAGAGTGTTTTCCATTGCCTACCAGTTGGGCCAGCGCACGGTCTTGTCGCGCATCAGCGGCACGCGCTCGCAGAACCTGTCAGCAGGAGCGCCCGGATTAAGCACTGCCGAACGAGCCTTCTGATCGGTATCCGAAAGCACTGCTCCGCTCGTCAGCGTGCGCATCGTGAACCTGTTGGTGATCTCCACGGTGATGCTCGATCTGATGCCCTCATCTGTAGCAGCGTCGGCAAACACGAGGTTGTCTATTTTGCCGGTGAACTTGACTTGCGGTTCGCCCATTGGCTGCTCGTACTGGTCACACTTCTGGATCAAGATGCGGAACCGGGAGCCTTTGATGTTCCCAGCCTGATAATCAGCCCATATGCTGTTCGATGTCTTGCCGTCGATGCCTGAAATCACCAATGACAGCGTGAACGCCTCGGCATTGATCGCCATTTCGATTGTGTCCAACGCATCCTCAGTGAGAATACAGGCACGCCAGATATTGCCGTCAGCATCAAGGAATGGGCCACCAGACCCATCCCACATGCGTATCGGGCCAGATGGCAGATCCACCTGACACAATACTCGCAACGATTTGAGTGCCATTCAGATCAGCCCCAAAGCTTTTTGGTTCCAGTAGTCATTCGCTTCGACAAAGGAGACAGTCCGCTGCTCAAATTCGATGTTGTTCACACCGCCATCCATCCCCCTGTCTTCCATGAGGTGGCAAAGGCAGGTTGGCATATCGAACTCTAAATCAGAGCCGTCTGGTATCGCTGCGCGAACGGTAGGCCACACAGGCAAGGTCCATACGTCGCCTGTGATGTCGATTGCTGGGCCTGTCTCATACAGCGCATGTTGGAACGAGAACCGCGAACCGACAAGGCTATCGTCAGCCTGGATGATCCGAAGCTTCATGACCGTAGCGCCGATTGGCGTATCACCGACAGTAACCACCGAAATGGCCCCCTGCTGATACAGCGTACCATCGGAGAATGTGGAGCCATCACTATGAGGGACAAGTGACGCTTCCTCATACGAACCAGATACATACGGCGCCACATCGCGTGACCAAGCTGGGACGGCGATCAAACCCGCCTGCCCCCCAAGGTTCTGCCGGATGGCGTTCCACGTAAGCCTTTGGGCCTTATAGCGCACCATGATGTTGACGAGATCAATGTTCCAGAAGCCAAGGTCAGTTCTGGTTTTCGGCTCAAGGCCACCAAGCGACCGGCCACCCGAACGAGAGAAAGGCGCGATGTTCGGCCGGCACTCTTCAGGCACGAGCAGTTTGTGAGGCCACACGATGAAATCAGCCATTCCGGTAATCCCCACCAACCTTGTCACGCTGGTGACGCGCCATGGTTGGCACTACCTGCTGATTAGCCGCTGATACGATGGTAGGAGCCGCAGCCTTGACAGTATCGCTCGACACGCTCTTGACGTAGGCCTGAAGACCTCCAGTCTCATCAACGGACACGCCCACAGTCACCTGTACCGGCTGGGCAGAGTTGTTATTCGCAGACGAACCGGAGAAAGAAGTTCCTAGACGATGATTTGGAATGACCTTCTCACCCCCACCGAACCGAACGATTTCAGGGCCTTCCTCGCCAACAACTGCGTAACCAGCACGAGCCGAAGCCGTGCCGCTGGCATAGAAGCCGAATATCTTGCCGATGCCCCCCAGCAGAGAGCCGAACAGTCCGCCCCCGCCGCCAGATGAACCGGCGTTCGACACCTGGAAAAGAGCATCAAGCACTTCGTTCAGCAGCTTGTCCGTGATGCGATCCAGAACCGACATCGCCGCGTTGCCGAATGCAGACCAGAACGATTCCCCGTTACGAAGACCATCACGCAACTCATTCACAAAGCCAGCCGTGGTGCTCTTGGCGAACTCCATTGCTTCCTTTGCGCGCTTGGTGGCTTCCGTCATGCGGTTCTGTGCCGCAACAGCTTCCGCATAGCTCTGCGCCTGCGCGCTGATCTGCGCCGTCAATTCAGGCGTGATAGCCTTCTTGTCTTTCTCGGCGGCAAGCAGCAGGTCTGTTTCAACCTTGGCCTTTGCGACTGAATAGCCATAGTCAACAACCAACGGGTTCAACGCGGCCTGAGCTGCTGTCTGGGCCTGCAATGCGCGTGTCTGCTCACTGATCGAAGTTGTCGCAGAGGCATAAGCGCTCTGCTTTGCTCCGCCCCCGCCACCCTTTACTTTAGGCATACCAGACAACTCAACGGTTGCCCTAGAACCGGGTACGGGGCCATTATCAGGGAGTGGGAATGCTGTTCCTTGAATAGTGGCGTCAGCACCGAACTGATCTGTACGCCCCGCACTGCGCCATGTCTTTGGATCGTTCAATCGATCAAGACCGGGAAGGCTGGAAGCCTCATTGCGGAAGCTTGCCGCAGCATTGATCGCGGCGTTAATTTGCGGCACTAGCGTCGAGAACGCAGCGGCGTAACGCAAAACTGCCGGAGTACCATACTGATCAACAGCGACATTCACCGCATCTTGAGCGTTTTTCAGGTCTTCGGATGTCGCTGTCCCCTCCATGATCTTCGACTGAAGCTCAGAGAAAGATGACGTTAGGCTTGTTACGACACCGTTTGTTTCATCGCCGTATCCGCGCAAATTACGGATGGCGGCAGTGTATTCCTGATTGATGCTGGCCAGAACGTCTTGTACAGCCGAATACTGTGCGGAAGATGCGGCATTCGCGGCATCCAAAAGCCCTTTAGCCTTCGCAGCGCGTTCCATTTCGTCGGCGTAAGCCCGCATGCGTGGTGCAGCATCGCCCCAATCACTCGCAACTTGCTGAATAAGCGCGCTCTGTTCCTTCAGCGTCATGTTCGCCTCAGACCCACGAGAGAACCATTCCGCAAAATACGATATTGCAACTGTGCCAAGCAGAACAAAGCCAGAGGTCAAAAGGCCAAGTGGACTGATGAAACCTGCAAGTGTAGACTTAAGAGCTCCCATCACGCCCGTTAGCTGACCTCCATACATAGTAACCTGAGGCAATTGCTGCGCCAGCAGCATGAAGGGTGATTGGCCCATTGCCATCATCGTCGCGATATCTTGGAACTGGAACGCCAAGTTTCTAACTTGCTGCTGCGCCATTCCCGCAGATTGACCGAGAGACTTGATACCTGATGAACCCACAGCCCCTGCGCGCTGTGCAGCAAGAGAGGCTGCAGCAAGAGCTTTGGCAGCGGCATTTGAAGTCTTCTCGACCGTCCCCATAGCAGCCGACATCGCAGCAATCTCGGCCGATGAAAACTTTCCTGATGATGCAGATAGTCCGCCAGCTGCACGCTCAGCCAGGCGGGCCGCGTTGCTGAACTTTGCGAGGTCGCTTGTAGCGTTTTTCACGCCAGAAGAATTGACCTCGAGTCCAAGTGTAGCAACATCCATGGGGCTTTACCTCTTGAGATTCGTCAGCGTATGGTCCCGGCGACCAAAGGAGGCTGGGATGGATGGAACATTGAAATTTCTGATCGGTGCGGCCTGCGTGGTTGTGATCGCGGCCGGTGGATGGTTCGCATGGTCGAAGTACGAGGCACGGTCGAATAAACAGGCTGTAGAGCAGGCCCGCACCTATCTATTTAATCGCGCAAAATCTGGCCCGAATGACCAAGACAAAGTGAATGCTTATTGTAAGGCTACACTCAAGCATGTCGCAGATGGAGGAACAGATAACCCCTTCATTAACGACGACGCTCGGGCATGTAGAGCATTTGGGTTCGGCCAATAGAGTTAAGCGCCCCGGAGAGCGCCTAAGTGGATCACATCGAGGAAACGTCGGAGCGCATCCCCAAGCAACCCTGGGAATATGAGTGACTCGACTCTTGATTGCACATCTGCTTGTTTAGCGTATCAGCCGCACAAGCGCGATCGAACCTTTTTGATGCCGAGTCGAATACCTATGTCTCCTACCAAGCTTGCAACGTCTACCGCCTGTATTACATCAGGCATTCTTACGCCAGTGTTGGCTTACCTGTACGGACCTGAGTGGAATCTGATGAGTTTGGTGTTTGTAGGATCAGGTGCTATATTTTGTATGGCACTGGCATTTTTTCTCCACTTTCAAGGTAGGAAGTACCTACTGGAGCTTATATGATGTACGCCTTACTCGGTATCGGGCTTTTTGCTGTTCCTGCGATTCTTGGCCTTGGCGCATGGATGATTTCAACTCGAGACCTAAAGAAGTTTCGTGAGGAACGCGCCGAGATACTGAAGCGTATTCAGGAAGACGAAGCAATTGCCAACGCGAAAGAGTCTGTCGAGCAGACTATCGCGCATCCCGACGAAACACCTAAAAATACGACTGAAATTGAAAGAGAGGCATTTAGGAAGTCCTCTCGTTCAATACCAAAACCTGCTAACTTGTCTGATCTGGCGGCAACTGACGCTGCACTGTATGTTTTGAAAGAAAATGGCGACACTACCGACCGAATTTGGGACGATCACCATGGGGGTTTTTCATGGGTAATCGTGAATGACGAAGACGGCGAAACGATTAAATTTAAGCTCGCCAGCCAACGACATAATGTCAACATTGCTACCTTTGCAGAGCGGGTGACGTTCAATAAGGCAATAATTCGCCACACAACGTCTGGACTCATCGTCCCGCAAGGAGGCATCAAAGCAAAAGGGAGGAAGAAAAGCGTCTTTGTCCCCGGATATGGCGACGACAACAAAGACGCGGGTTAGCAGTCATAGCTTAACCTGCTGCCCTCGCCTTCCTCTGCACTTCCATCTCTTCCGCAAGAGCCTGCCGATATCCATCATCCATCCTGATCAGAATGGTGATCTCTTCCCGCAACAGTCTTTCACCGGTAAGCCGTGACCACGCCTCTATCTCGGTGAAGGTGATGGCTTGAGGGCCATTCATGCCCTGCTGTCGTCTGGCGTTTAACTGCCAGAACCAAGTCCAAACATGCTCGTAATCATCGGATATTTCGGGCTGATCTGGTGCTTCGTCACTCACCCCAAACCGCTCGTTGTATTCCCGCCTGCTGAGAATGACCTTGGATTTCGGGCCATCGTTCAGTTCGTAGCCGGGAGTTTCCCACTTCGCGATCTGGCAGACTGCGGCAACTAGCTCGTTGCCGATTTCTCGAAAAAAGCGGCTTCGTTCCCAAGTGCATTGTCGATCTGCTTGGCCAGTGCCGGCACCTGTAGCAGCTTGCGCTTGTTGGCAGCATTACAGGCTGGTTTCTTGTCGTCGCCAAGGCTGGCGCCGTCGGCAAACTCCCATCCGACAATGGCGGCAGAGAGGATGGCAACGGTGTTGTCATCGATCTTTTCGGCGGTGACGTTATTGCGTCCGGACTTGAGAGCGCGGTTCTTTAGGCTGCGCTCGACAGCCTTTACCTCATCGCTTTCCAAGCTTTGCAATTCCACCTTGACGCCAATAGGCTGATCAGATCCGGGATGCTTCAGGTCAACGGTGATCGTGTTTGGAGTAAGTGACAGAATGTCCATTGTTCACCTTAAGACTCGACTGGAGCAACGAAGATTGGGCGCTGATCGGTGAAGGCCACCGTGTAGCTTTCGCGAATGAAATCGTCTGTGCCACCGCCTGGCAGCATAGGACCTGCAACCGGACCGGCCGCATACACGATGGTGTTCGACCAATCATCAGACGGTGCGTCGGCGTATTCAATCTTGATGGCGTAATTGAACTTGGTCGCAGCTGCTGCACGGATAGCAATCTGGCCCGGGTCATCAAAGATGCGTGCAACTTCGATTGTCAGTTCTCCAGCGTCTTCAACACCCTTGGCCTTTGAGGTCACTTCCGTGTCCAAGGTGTTGTAGCTGACGATGTTTGGCGCAGCGCCATAGTCGCCCAGATTGCCGACAGAGCCGATCGGTGTGAATGTCAGCGCACCAAAGCCAGCAGCGTTCAACGGTAGCGTGACTGGGGTGGAGCTGATAGATACGACGGCGCCCTGAAGCGTGGTCTTAATGCCTGCCATGGGGATATCCTTTCCTATGCGAAGGCGTGATAACGGATGGTGACCGGCACTTGCACACGGTCGGTGTCTTGTAGGGGCTGTGCCGCGTATGGCTTGCGATCAATGACGATCTTCAAACCGCCGCTGCGTAACGTGGTGCCTTTGGCGAAATGCTGGATTACCCGCCCTGCGGCTTCCAGAGGCTTGATGTGGCCTGCGCCCTTCTTCCAGAACACAGATACCTGCAGCATGCCTCGATGCTGTTCCTGCCCTGCCCCAAGCTCGGTATTGGTTGTATCGTTGGGCATGAAAAACGCGGCGAGGTAATTGTCTGGCTTCGTCTCACCGGTTTTCGGGAAATCGACCCCAGGCATCGCGATCTTGAGCACAGGCGTGAACGTCAGAGTTGCCAAATGGTCGAGCAACGCCGCCATGATGATTGCGTCAGTGCCCGTCGCCATGTATTCAACCTCTATGTCCGAAAAGAAACCGCTCAGCGATAATCAGGCGCATGACACGCTGTTGAACGCCTTGGCCTTGGTAAAGGGTCAGACAGGCGAGACAGTGCGCGCTGAGACATCCCTGCGGGCTGCTGAACAAGCTCTATCTCTGTTGTCCCTTGGTCTGCTCATGGCGTCGGAAGCAAACAGCGACAGCAACAAGGCCATCAAAGACCAAACGCCTTCCTGACCTTCGCTGCGTTCCTTGCAACGATTGGCTGCCAGTTCTGAACAGCCCCACGAACAAATCCATCTGGCGGCTGTCCGTTGGCGCCATACTCTCGATATGCTGCGTACCCGGCCGTGTAGCCGAAGAACAGCGTCTGCCCGATGTCAGCCCCGGCTATGACCGCCTCTACCTGATCGAAATCGAATGAGTAGCTGCCACCTTCCACCGGTGCAGATCCAGAAACGATCCCCGGCATGGCCGCAGTCGATGCCAGCAGCGATGCCTGCAGAAAGCCAGTGTCGAACCGCATCCGTCCACCTTCACTGGTGAGCGTCTGCATGTCTCGCACGACTTCCTTTGTGCTTTCCTTCCAGACCGCCTCAATGGCCTCTGGCACCTTATCCGCCCAGCCTGCCACAGCCGCGGCGAATGTCAGCGTAGCCATCAGGCAGCAACCCTTGCTCGGTACTTGCGCAGTCCAGAGGCGATATAATCCACATCGTACTCAACGCGGCACTTGCAGCCTATCTTGTGACGGGCCGGAACGCTTGGCGCATGCGGATACGGGATCGGCGTGCCATCAGGGGCAACGAACGGCTGATCGAACGCAACCGTCTGCCCAGACATCATGATGTGCTGCATTCTCGGATGCTCTGACCCTGAATGCTTCCACTTCTTCGTCACGTCCTGCGCGGCAATTTTGCCCGATACAATCTGCTGCCGCATCGCCTCTGAACGAGAGGTCATCAGTGCGGTGCGTGTTTCCTCAAGCGCGATCACCTCACTACGATACAGCAGGTTCTTGTCAGCCAGCCGTCGGATGATCTTGTCGACCACCTCTGTCGGAACTGGCTTACCCTCGCGGATGGCCTTCATAACCGTACGATCAAAACGCTTGTCTCTGGTCTTCAGGTTCAGGTATTCCCGCATCAAGGCCGGTTCGCCTGACAGCAGTTTTACCCTCGCGCCGTTCTCGCCGTAGATGAATTCGATCTGTGGCTTGGTGAGGCCGATGAGACCGCCTTCGCGCCGTTTGGTGATCTTGTTCAAGCGGCCCGCCACATCGTAGGCCGTTTGCCTGGGGTTTTGCCCTCTGGCGATCCCCTGCTCGAATGCGTAGCGTAATCCCTCGCGCTGGTCTTCTGTGATGCGTGTCACTGCCGTGGATGAAATCTCACGCAACAGTCGTTCACTCTCAAGGTCGCGTACACCGAAGCGCCAGATAACTCTCATACCCTGCGGGTCCATCAGCGATGGTAGGCTCTGCGTGAAGTTGATCCCGCCGGCGTTGAATGCCTCACCGATGGCAATCTCAAGGGCGCTGAATGCTTCCCTGTCGATCTGCAAGGCTTCAAGTGCGCCGTTTACGTCACCACGCTCCAGCCGTTCCACCACCCGCGCAAGCACGATGCTGGACTTGATGCTTTCGATAGCCTCACGGAATGCAGCAGCTAGCCGTGGCTCAAACTGGTTCAGCAGTTCGTCAAACGTCATGCATCACCCTATAAACCAGCCACCAGCGGCCCAGCCAAGCCTTGCGGCGAATGCAATAAGAAATCCGATGATCACGCCGCGCACCAGGATGCGAGCGGATAGTGACGGCGGCACGTTGTCGTTCATCGCCTGCCCTGCACTTCCCAGAACACCACAATGCCAGCCGGCGAAAGCGGCTTCAGGTTCTCAATGGCGTATTCCTCACCGGCGGCGATGATCTTGTCGCTCTTTTCAAGCGTGATCGTCAGCCCAGCCGTTGAGACGTAAATCAGTTTATCCGTTTTCCTGATCAGCGTGCCGTCCACATCCTTGTCGGCGTATTCCAGCGTGACCAGTTGGCAGGCGTATTCTGCGTCCGTCACTACGGGGTCATAGTCCGACCCTGCCGTGGTTGACCGGCGGATGGCTCCTGTCGTGCCGAACTTGGCAATTAGCCGTTCAGCGGTGGCCCTTGACCGGGCGTAATCGAAGGTTGCCATTCAGACCACCAAGATTGCTGGGAGCACCGGGCACATGAAGAGCCACAACATGCCCTCTATCGACGTTACCACCGGTGTAGCCATCGATATGATGTCTGCGATGTCTGTCGATGTGGACATGGCGTATTCCACCTCAAGGCTGCCGACCTTCTCACGCTTCACCGTGGCTGATCCTGTCACCACTGGCGACAAACTGCCGGGGTTGGTCAGTTCAAGGAATGCTGCTTCATACGAAGCATTCACAATCGCCACAGGAACGACGTCAGACGGGATTGTCTCGCCGTAGTAGGTAGATGAACCGGTGCGCGGCCATGCGCGATCCTGAGCGTATCCGGCAGTACGCGAACCGCTGAAACGTGGCTCGTACCGATCGATGAAGAGTGACCCGCGCTGGCGGGCCGCAGCCTTCTGCGCATCCGTCGTTCCATCAGGGATGACATAGCCAGCGGCCTCAGCGTAAGCCGTAAAACCTTCGTTGGTGCCGTATCCAGCCATCACGTTTCCTGTATCTTAAGTTGTGGCACATAAAAACTCCCGTAAATTTACCTGCGGAGTAATTATGGATCAGATAAATTGGAATATGGTCGCAGCTTGCGCCAACGTGGTTATTGCCATAACGGCTGTCGTCGCCGCGTGGTATGCACTAAGGCAGTATAGGTATGCAGTTCAGATACAGGACCTCAACCAAGTTCTTACTATGTATCAAGCATTCCGGGACTTGTCCCAGAATGCAACAGATCAACCGTTAAGCGAGAAAATTGCGGCTGAGGCTCTTGAACTTCTTGAAGTACACGAGCGCCTCTTGGCCGAAAAACTTTTGTCGAAACACGCTACAAATTTCTACCGAGACGTTGTCTCTATTCACGATACGTTTTCTGACATGCCGCCAAAGCAATTGGCTATTGTTCGAAAGATACTCACAGAGGATGTTCGCGGATACCGGCACCTAATTACCACGTTTAAAAGCGATGACAGGACAAAATACATTGTAAATTGGTGACCCCGGCCGTTGCCAGCCGGGGATGTTGTTACTCAGCAAGCTTGGCATCGATCTTTTCCTGAAGCTGCTCAACCTTCCAGCCATTGAAGGGCTTCTTGCTGAACAGTTCTTCGTAGTCGGTGCGTAGCTTCACCAGAGCAGGCTCAACTTCCTGCTTTGTTTTGGGCTTGGATGCAGGCTTAGCCTTCGGCTTGCTGTCCTCGACTTCGCCACCCTCGGTCATTTCGACATAGGGAGACTGCCGCATCACTTCGGCATCAAGCGCGCCGAGTTCAGCAATGACCTCGCCATAGGCTGGCAAGATAACCGGTCCAGATAGCGTTGGTACGTCCAGCGGGAAACCGGAAAGGCTTTTCAGTGTAAAGGGCATGGCTGACCTCGGATCGTTGGGGAAACCCGCCCAGACAAACCGGGCGGGAATGGTCATTGCTATCAGGCTGGCGCAGGAAGGATGCCGTCCAGATAGTAGAACGTGGCCGTTGTCATCGTCTCGATGCCGCCAGTACGGAAGATACCAGGAATCTGGAAGTTGAGCGGACCGTCCTGATAGACCGGCAGGAACTGGTGAGGCATTGGAAGATTGAGCTTCACATAGTTCTCATCGTTCTTATAGGCGACCATACGACCACCACCGACGACCGTCTGCGTGGAAGCAGTGCGGAGGAACGGAACAGCTCGGATAGTGAGCTGACGGCCGGTTGCCAGCGTGTAAACGTTGGTGCGCAGCAGCCAGGTCAGGATCGTATCATTGCCCAGCGCGTTGAACGGCGTGGAAGCGATGAGGTTGTAAGCCTCAACCGGCAGCAGGATAGTATCGGCATATTCAAGCGTGTTCGTGGCAGTGTTGGTGCCAGTAATCGCCTGGTTGATGTCGCGCAGGATCTGGGTCGCGGTTTTCGTCACTGTGCCATCATTGGCGAGCCAGTGGCGGGCCGAACCGGTACCATCGTTTGTCGCTGCAACAGGTGTTACAGAAGACTGGTTGATAAGGCCGTTTTTGCCCTTCTCTGCCGAACCCTGAATTGTCAGGTCCCACATGAACTTGGTGTAAGCCAAGCGCGCAGCACGAGCACGGCGGTTGCCCAGAGTACCACCAACAATATTGAGAGCCGTATTCACTTCCTCAATGTTGTACTGGTAGCCGATAGCAGCCAGGTGGAAGGTGTTCAGCTGCATGTCCTGAGACACATCAGCCAGAGGAATATCCTTCGCAGCGCCGGACTGCCAGTTGGCCTTGCCGGACATATCCGACAGGTATGTGAGAACTCCCGGGGACCATGCAGGGCCGGATGTGTCTACGAATACGAGACGGGCAAAGTCCCAGTCGGGATAGCGCGCTTCGTAAACCGTGGAGTTGATTTTGAACGCCTGGGCCTGCACGAATGACAGGGCCTGAGCGTCGATAACGATACGTTGGTTCATAGCGATCAACCCGAAACAGAGAGAGAAGGAACAGGACGGCGGTAACGGACGAGGCCGATAGCTCCATTGGAGCCGGCAACCTCAAATTCCGCGCCGGGGATGGAAACGACTGTTGCGGACTGAGCCGCACCGGTCCACGTCTTGTTGGCAGTGTTCCAACGTGCAGGAGTGCGCGCTGTGACATTGGCACCAAGCAGAACACCGATAACGCCGCTTTCGCAGACGCCCACGTTGTCGTACTGCGCATAGCTGTCGCCGGTGTGAGGCAGAACCTGCGATGCCTCTGTGATGCCGAGCACAGTACGGCCCGTCGTGGCGTCAAGCTCAACGCACGTATGCTCACCTGTGCCAGGCATGACAGGAACACCAAAGCCAAGGGTGCCTGAGCCTTCCTTAGTGCGTGTGATGGTGTTCCATTCTTCCATGTTGGCGCGACGGCCAAGCGCATAGGAGTCAATGGACTGTTTGAAAGAGATAGGCATTGATCAAGCCTCCTTCTGGTTGCGCCAAGCGTTCAGGTCAGACACGCTGTCTGCCCACGCCTTGCCTTCGAGACTGGCATCGTTGAGGTTCTGCTTGAGACCGTCGGAGACGACGCGGGCGAATGGATCAGCGCCCGCTTCCTTCTTGGCGTCTTCAGCCAGGATATCGAAGCGCGCATCGATGTAGGCTTCTGCTTTGCCAGCAATGGCAGCATCACCAAGCTTTGCAGTGACAACAGCCTTGCGGATAGCAGCATCAGACATGCCTGCGGTCTTCACATCTTTGGCGATAGCAGAAGCTACAGCAATGAGGTCAGCACGGTCTTGAACGCGCTTGTCGATATCGGCATCAGAAAGCACCTTGGCTTTCAGGCTGTCGATTTCAGCGTCTTTCTTGGCAAGGTCAGTGTCCTTGGCAGCAATGGCGGCAAGGTGAGCGGCATCCGCTGTGCTCATCTTTGCTGCGGCATCTTCCAGCCGCTTTTGCAGCGTGGTGATGACAGTGGCACCCTGATCGGTTACTTCAACCGGGATGCCATCGACGGTAACCGTCTTCAGGGTCATGATCGTTTCCTTCTTTGGATTGTGATCAGAGGTGAAAGGGCTTGCGCCCCACGACGCACCGTCACCGATGCGAGCTTGTGAACCCGCTCTGGCTCGATCTACGATGGCCAGGTGGTTGATCTTGATATTGGTCTGGGTGGCGTTGAACTCTTGCCCGTCAGACGTCACACCGTCGCCCCACACGAGTTCGCAGGTGTATCCAGCAGATAGCTCGCGCTTGCCGCTCTCGACCGAGGATATGGCCGCTGCATCCTTCAGGATGAGAGGCAGGTGAACCCACTCGCCATCCTTCTTTGCCGCGGTGCTGACTTCGCCTACAGCAAGCTCTTTCCAGTTGCCTGATGTCACCGCCTCATCGGGGTGGTTCATCGTCACCGGTGCGTGTGTGAAGCTTTGTAGGCTGGCGTCGGCAAACACCTGATCGGCAGGGCGATACACCCGCACTACCTGCATGTCTGGCTTGCCTACCTCATCGCCCGAATACAGCTGAATGCCGGTGCGAACGGACTTGGCTTCGGCAATGAGATATCCATCGGTAGTCCGACGCGTGCCGGACACCGTTACAGCGTCAGTGAAATTCATCTGTCTTTCCGATCTTAGGACAATAAGGCCATTTCTACCGAGGCGGGTAGTTGACTATCGTAAGATCGCCCGCCAATTGTAACCCGCCAACAAAGAGGAGATTTTGAAATGGCCATAAAATTGAATGATAAAGACCACACGAACCTTGATCAGTTTTTAGGTCATGTCCTTGATCTTCATTCTTCAGGAGACGTGACGAAAAACGACGCGATAGGCGCATTGGCACACGTTTTTACTGCGGCGGCGATAGACAATGAGTCCGAAGTGAAATCATGGCTTGAGCGCCCCGAGGTCATCAATCAATGGAAGAAGGATATTCAAGCTAACTCCTGAATTGTTGCCGTGATGTGGTTTCGTCAGGCTACATCACGGCCGCCAGCTTCAGTCTGTCTGTGAATTGCATCTTGCTTATACCTCTAAGGAAGACTCTATCATGGGCGGCGCGGATGAAGCGGCCGCAGCTGCAAGCTCATCATCAGATGGCTCTTGCTCGCTCAGCTTGCCGTACTCTTCCATGGCAGCATCAAGACCAGGCAGAACGCCATCTTCCACCAACCGATTGACCAGCGCATCAGATACCGCCTCACGCGGGATAATTTCTTGCCCTGCGCCAGTGCCTACAATTGTCCTAGCCGCATCAGCTGTTGTCTTGAAGATATCGGCACGCTCCTTTTCGCTCATCTGCTCGAGCGGCGCCCAGCGGTAATGAACATCAGGGTCACGGACATCTGCTGAACGCTCCAAAGCCTCATCAAGGCGTACCATTGCAGGCTGCAGCTCAAGCTCCTGCATTGATTGAATACGATCATGGTAGTTCTTCATATCAGCAGTGCCTGTGCTATTCATGCCTGCCGGTGACTGCCCTAGAAGACGTGTGACCGGGATATCAGCGGCACCTGCGACGATCTGCATGAAAGCCATCAGGATGTCTGTCAGACCAGCTAGCTGTGCACTCTTGCTCTCGTACTCTTCCTCCTTGTCCAACAGCAGCGTGCCGTTGATGCCCTTGGAGGTGTTGGCGAGAGTGTAGCGCTCAAGGATCTTGCGCTTGTATTCCTCATTGCCGAGGGAGGCCATGAAGTTTGGCAGCCGGATGATATCGATCTTGGCCTCAAAGATCAGAGAGGCGATGTTGCCAGCCGTGCTGTCTGCATTTTTCACAGCATCAAGCGTGGACTGGAGAACACTATCACCCCACCCCTGCCATGGGTTGGCGCTGATCTCGTCATCAGCAGGCATGGCGCCAGTGAACAGAACCAGGCGAGACGGATGGATTTCGATCTGCTGCCCGTTGGCGCCTGATAGCGTGTAAAGCTTCGGCTTGCCGTACCATTCGGATTCTGGATTGCGCTCGATCTCGCCACCGGACAACTGCCGGCGTGTCATCACGTTAAGGTACTTGATGCCGCCCTTCTTGATCTTATCGACCTGAAGCGGCTCTCCGGGGTTAGCGTCACCTGTCCCGATATAGACAGCAGCTCCACCAAACAGCCTGCCTTTCTTGGCAGCCTCGAGTATCTTGCCCTTGACGTTAAGGCGCTTCTCTTCTTCTTCGATGGCTTCGATCTGCGGCTTCTTTGCCTGCCAGTCGCGCCACTTTCGGCAAGCATCCAAGGCCGGGATATCCACGATCTTACGTGGCAGCCAAGATGTGCTGTACGCCGCGATCAACTGTTCATCAGACAGGATCGAATGGGCATAGAAGGTGGTTGCCGCCTTATCCCTGTCGGTGCCCATACGGGACACCAGACTCGTGAGACTGTCACGAGCCATAGCGATGATGTTTCCCATAGGTTCCTCAGATGTTGTCGAGTGTGAAGGTAGAGCCAAGCGCCAACTCATTTAGAGCATCAGCGAAGGCATCCACTTGGTCATCATGTTGGGCGTTCGGGAATGAGCAGACCTCATCCAGAAAGGTATCGTTCCATGGTCCACGGACTAGCTTGACGTTGCCCGCTTCGGCCTGTGCGGAAGCTGGTTTAGCGCGTACCGACTTCTCACCGGTTGGCGCCACTACCTTGACCTCATAGCCAGCAAGCAGCTTTACCTTAGTCGCGGCATCAGACTTACCGGCAGCGCCGGGGTCTTGCGGCATGCGAACCCGAACCTCTAGACCATCTTGCGAAGCCGTGTTCTTCAGGTTCTTTTCCACGTCAGCAGGAGACCACCTGTCTCGCTTCACATCCTCGACGTAGAAGATGCCTCCGTGGTAGGCCATACGAAGCCCAACGGTCCAATCTGGCTGCTTGCCTGGCTTCGGCTGCGTCGCGGCAAAGTCCCACGCTCTGCACCGCATGGCGCCAGCAGGAACAGCATCAACAATCTCGAAGTCACCGCGCTGGAACATACCACCAGATCGCGGCGCTGGGCGCTGCTGGTACTGCCCCGAATAGGCGTATGACCCCTTTGCTCTTTTGAGCCGTTCGATCTCACTGGGCGGGAAGCGCTCAGGGAACAGCAGTTCCCCATCTTCCGTGCGCGGGTCTTCGAAGAACAGCTTGCCCTTGACGTACGTCCGGCACTTCCGCTCAGGCTCATACTCCATCGGCAGGTTGAGGTGCACAAAGCCGATATCAAGCTGCAGCGCCACACCGGCCACATCCTGCTCGTGCAACCGCTGCATGATGATGACGATGGCCGACTTGGTTACATCGTTCAGGCGGTCCGATATGCCCTCTCGGAAGATACGGACTGCCGTCTGTCTTTCTGTGTCGCTCTCAGCCGTTTCCGTAGAGTGCGGGTCATCGATCTTTACCCGGTCGCCACGACCACCGGTCATTGAACTAAACGGGCGGGCCTCACTAAAGCCGCTGCCTGTGTTTTCGAACTTCCCCTTGGCATTCTGATCGTCCCGAAGACGCAGAGGCCAGAGCATCTGGAACTTGTCACTCTCCACCAATCGGCGGAGCTTCATGTTATCGCGCAGCACGTTCGGCTGGCTGTATGAGGTGGCGAGAACCTGGATGTCAGGTCGCTCAAGTGGTCCCCATTCCCACGCCGACCAGAAGACCATCACGAGAGACTTCATCATGCCCGGGGGCACGGTCATCATCAGGAACTGAATATCACCCGAGGTAACCGCCTCAAGGTGCGTGCACATGGCCCGTAAGGCCCATCCGAATTTCAGTTCCTTCTTTGGCTCAAGGACAGTCCAGAACTCTTGAATAAACCCTTCGAGTGTCTGGCACCTTGCCCTGATCCGTTCTGCGTCGGCGGCTATACGCTCACGCTCTTGCTCAGCTGCTCGCCTCGCCCTCTCCGCCCGTATCGCCCTCATCATCGTCGCCGGATCCGGCAAGCGGGCCAAAGACTGCTTCGAGTGCATTCAGCTGTTCTTCCGATGCGTGGGTGAGATCGACTGTCTGGATTGGGCCGCCACCGCGGCCTGTGTGTTGCATGGATGCAAGCTTCGGATGGACGTAAGGGGCCGCAGCCTTCGCCATATCGTCACGCCGAGAACTGTCTGCCTTAGCGTCCCTCATCACCTTCAGCATGTACTCAAGGGGTGTGTCGCCTGCTTTGGCTATCTCTCGCTCACGACGCGCTGTGGCCCTATTAGGAGTGCCCTTTTGACGCCCACCTGTCTTTTTACCAACAGCCATCTATTTCTCATCTATTTTAGATTGATCGCCTGCAGGGACTCAGGTTGTATTGCGCACAACCTGAAACCAAAGAAGGAGCATGGAATGACGAATTTTATCGCGTGTTACGATCTGAACGGGACCAACAATCCACACAATGATTATCTAGCAGCAGCTATCGCGTGTGGTTGGTCACAATGGGTGAAAACGGAAAGCGGCAAATGGTTCAAGCTGCCAAACACAACCCTGCACGGTAATTTTGCTGACGAGGTTAGTGCGCTGGCATCGTTCAAAAACATTAAGACAGAAGCAGAAAAATTGCTCGGTAAGCCGATCACTATGGAGAAGTATTTTGTGACGAAGTACTCTACCGCCAGCGTGGTCTCCGACGATAAAAAATCAACGAAGCCATACTGAAAGTCGCCCACCCCAACCTGCTACGTCCGGGAGGATAGGAATGGACAGTTACCAAGCGAGAGTTACAGGAACATGGCGGATAAAATTACAAAACTAGATGCAGCGCGGCGACAATTGCTAGCCGCCATACATCTCCATTGGTACTGCAACGAACCGATAGCCGTTTACTCTTTAGCGAGCAACGTATGGGAAGTTTGCGACACACTGACCAAAGGCGCGAACATCACATCGACCGTTGACCGGATCAGCGCCGATCAGAAGATGACCCACGTAGAGATCAAAAAACTGATCAATGCGCCTCGTAACTTCATCAAGCATGCCGACCGAGACCCGGGGGCTGAGATTAATGACATTACCCATCTGGACTGCGATGCCGTCGTAATGACCGCATGTCTCGACTACATGAGTATCTCCAAACGCAGTCCAGCGATAACCGGATTATACGTTTTCTGGTTTGCAGCTATAAACCCTCATCTAGTCGGCGATTTCTGCTCGAAGCCAGCAAAACATTATTTCCCTCGCCTAGATAAGGCTGACCGAAACGCACAAATTAAGGCTGCTCGTGATGAAGCCAGCCAACCTCTATCTCCAGAGTTACTGGACAGTTACCTCAACGAAATGACCGACGCTTGGAGGTGGAAGAGCTTCCGCGATGTCCACAACTGAGTTTGTCCGCGGGTTCCTAGTGAGACCTCACCGGCTGGTCAGACCTAATTGCGGGTTCCCGTGAATACAAAAAGCCGCCCAGCATAACCGGACGGCTTGTGAATGGTCAGGCGACCGCTGGGCCGCTTATAGATGTTCGGTTGTTATACGGCCACCTCGTTGGCGCCGTCAGCTGCTATCCCAGAACAGCACCGAACATTATCGCCTGATATCGCAACTCCCCAGCAGCGATTTAATCCTTCGTCTTCAACTCAGCCTCGAAACCCTCGTAGCTCATGTTGGATGGACCATTTCGATGGGCTTGATCTAAAGCCTCAGCAATAGCTTCGGTCACATCGCTTGTGCGACCCTGCTTTGTAAGGAGGCGTATCTTCGCCTCAAGCTTGATCGCTTCTGCGCTAAACGGTTTCCAAGCCATCATGCTGCCTTTCGGCGTGCTTCGCGCTCGCGGCGCCTCTGGGTCTGATTTGCGGCCCATGAGAAGTCTCGGGCTTCATCGTCAGCTTGTGCGACAAAGGCTCCGGGTGCCATCCATGCGAAGTGTCGTGGTTCGTTTAGTATGACAGGAATATGCTCGATTTCAGGGGTTTCGTGCAAGGTATCAAAACTGGCATCTATCACATTAATTGATACGTTGCGGCCAATCTGTGCAAAAATTTGATGTATTGCACGGTCCTTGCACTCGCACGCATAGTTTCTGTGAATGTGTTCCGCATCCTTGCACCACTTGCTGAACGGCTTGCCACCGGCTTTCGAAGCAGCCCATGCCCACAGGCACCGGCGGTCACGTTCGCGGGTCACATGGCTTATCAGGTCGTTCGCCCTTTCCCACAGCGTCACATCACTGACTTGCAGGCGGGTTGATCTGGCATCCCAGAATGCCTGCCTCTCCTCTTCGTAACGTTGTCCGCCCCATCCTGCTTGGTCCACATGGTCATGGACGTATGGCAGCGCCTGAGCCTTGAGACGCGCCGGACGAGCCGTGTCTGGCAAGCGTCGGTCGACTTCCGCAGCGCGGATAAACAGTTCTGCGATTTCCTCGTGCGTCATTGTACTGTGCTCCAGCTTATCCCACGTTGGACATTACGAATGGTCGTGCGATGCACCCCGAACATTTCGGCGATTGATTTCTGGGTGGTCTTCCCAGTCAACTCACGTATCGCTTCTATTGCTTCCTCATTGAGTTTAGATGCACCATTTCTCTCCCCATAGTTTCTAGTGCCATGGATGAGTTCATCAGCTTTGTTTTCTATCTGGGCTCCCCATCGAAGATGCTTTCGAGTTACGCAGCCTTTATGCCCATTCCCGCAGTTATGTAATGCATTTGGTTTGTCGATCGGGGCTGCACCATGCTCTTCCTCGCACGCCAGTCTATGCACGAGCATCATGCCATGAGGGCCACCCACTTGAGCGTATCCATTACTACTCTTCGTAAACGGCCAAATAAGACAATCTAGTCCGTCATATGAGCGTACTTTTTCTAAATAAGCTTGCGCGCTACCGCGGACGGTACCGCCTCCCAATGGGTCGCCGTGTATCCGAAAGCGATCATAATGGGGCGGGCAGTATCCTCGAGCGAGTTCATGCCGACCACATCCTGATACTTTGCAAAATGTTGATTTAAGTTTTGGCATTACATCTCCAAAAGTTCAGGCTGTCCAAAAACTTGTCTAAGGCAAAGATATACCATGCCTCCAAGGGCAAATCTCGGCTTTACCGACCCCCTAAGCTCATGAGCACGAGACTGCAGAAAGCCTATCGGCATCTTGTCCCACGTATCGAGCCACAGGGACGCGTTCTTTTCTATTTCGGGGGTGAACTTGCGTACCATGTCCGAAGCCATCCACAGGCCAACCTCGTCAAGCAGAGCAAGGTTATTCCTCGTCTCTGCCAAGGTCATCAGCACCATTCGAGCATGTTCCTCACCCAGTGTATCGATCATATTGCGTATGGTGCCGTGAGCGCGTGTCTGTCCCAGCTTCGGGTAAGAGGTGCCTTTAATTACGGCAATTCCAAATTCATCACACAGGGCTTTCACGCGTGGGTCGATCATGGCGACCTCTTCTTGTTATAAAGCTTGTGCCAGCTCGCTATCTCATCATCGAGCGTTCCAGCGTCGACCATTGCCTTGATCTTTTCGACAGCAAACAGGATCGATGTGTGGTCCCTGCCGCCCATGAACTTGCCAAGACGCGGATATGAAATGTCTGGCCGTTCAAGGTGGATCATGTAGGTGGTCAAGTGCCGTGGGAACACGATGTTACGTGTCCGATGTGCTCCCTTGATTTCAGACAGGGTGACGTTCGGGAAGCCACGCAGCACGTCTATGGCGATCTGCGTCATGTTCCGATCGAATGTCACTTCGATCCAATGATCGCCTTCCCACGTTAAAGTGTACCGCTTGCTGGTGTTGAAACGAGGCGGCATCTCGAATGCTGGCTGGCTATGCGTAAGCAGCAGCACCTGTGGCTGTTCTGGCGGCTGCTCCTGCGTGATGTTCACGACCTTTGGCTTACCAAACAAGCGTCTGCGAACATCACGGGCTTTCGCCTTCAGTGTTTCTTCGTATGAGATGGAGACGTGCGTGTTCATTGTGCTTTGTCCTTTCCATAGCGCAGGAAATGCACGGCTCTGTCGAGATGGCGCTGCACGACGGCATTCTCGCTCTTCAAATTCTGGATCATCCTCCAGGCTGCACACGCACCCTGTCTGTCTGTCGTGAAGCAATCGCCACCTCGAGTGCAGGCTCCGATTGCTCCACACTCCCAAGGGGCACCGCCTTGGCAATACATAACGGCCTTTCCCCATCGCTCATGGTTTTCTGAAGACAGCCAGTCTTCAACGGGCCTGTCGCTCATACTGCCCTCTCCACGCTGATCTCCTTGCCCTTGCTGTCCTTGCGTTCGACAACGGTTCTCTTCTGGCTGCCCTTGGCCTTTACAAAGGGCTTGAGCTTGAAGTGGGCATCGGCATTGATGATCTGGATTGTCTCACCGTCGCGGCGCATCGTTCCATTGATGTGCTTGATGACGTGGCCCTGTGCGGCGATCAGGGCGGCATCAGACGTCGGGTAGATCGTTGGTGCATCGCCAGTCATCAGCGGCCACGGCTTGGCCTTGTGCGATAACCGCACCATGGCGCGATAACCGCCTGGAACCGGTACTGGGTAGGCTGCTATGCAGTTCATTAACGCTGCTCCTTAACGTGTCCACAACCGCTGGTAAGTAAAAACGGGTTGCAACCAATATGGGGGATGACATGACTTGGGGTTTTGAGCGCGGGCAGATCTACAATCGACGGAACGACATTCACGCGCGGTTCAACGGACAACAACAGGGTGGAATAATCACCCCATCGAACGCCGCGGTAGTGTTCGCCATTACTGGTGAGAAGGGTCTCGGCCACGGATACCATGACAAGGAGTTGCCAGATCAGACGTTCGAGTATTTCGGCGCCGGACGCTTTGGCGACATGAAACTCACCGACAGAAACAAGGCGCTCTACGAGCACAGCCAAAACGGCAAGAGCCTGCTTCTGTTCAAAGACGAAAAACGACAACTCCGCTTTCTGGGCGAATATGTGTGCAGTGGGTTGGAATGGAGAATGGCGCCTGATGAGAACGGCGACATGCGAAAAGCGATTGTTTTCAAGCTCGTTCCTTTGGAAAAGTTGAACGAAGCTGTTGAACAGCCTCCTGCAGATGTTCAGATCGATGAGGTTGCAATACCAAACGCTCTTGATGACTTGAAAGCTCTTGCCATTCAGGCTTCGGAGGCTGACCCGGCTCAGCGACCAGCCTTGCTCAATATCTATTTGAGAAGCCGCATTGTCAGAAAATATGTCCTCGCCCGAGCAAACGGACGTTGCGAATACGATGGCAATCCGGCTCCGTTCAACAGAGAGGATGGAACGCCTTATCTCGAGCCGCACCACATTGAGCGCTTGAGCGATGGTGGGCCGGATCATCCAGACTCTATCATCGCGCTCTGCCCTAACTGCCATCGCCGTGCCCACTCTGGAGCAGGCAAAGAACAGATGAAGGCCGAAATGATTGATATCGTGAGAACCGCCCAGGGGGGCAACGTCAGACCAATGCAGCGACGAGCTTAACGGTCCAGGCCTTTTAGCAATGCCAAGGGTGAGGGTGTGCATCAAAGCATCCTCCCCTGCTCTGACTGGTTGAGTTCGGTGAACATGGTCTTGCCGCCGTTCCATCCGACTTCTTTGCGCTGTGGCCAACGTGTGTGACGTGACAGGGCAAGGATGATTTCAGCCTTGTCTTTCACAGTGCTCATGACCGACTCCCAATCGCTGTAGAGCGGCGTTCCTTCGGCAGGCTCGATCTCCTGCAGGATTGGTTCTGCACGGAATGGAATGATCACGTGGTTGGCGTCCTTCTCGACCGAACCGAGAATGTCCGCATACTTTGGCCGGCGGTTGATAGCGGCATTGAACGTCTTGACGCTCATGTTCCGCTCTTCAATCGCAAAGGTGTTCTTCTTCAGCTGGGCTGCTGCGAAGATCGGCAGAGCGGCCTTGTTTGCCAGCATCTTCAGCGTGCGCGTGACGAGAGGCCCGAAGTCCTGATCAGCAAGGCGGTTGTTGCTCTTGTCGCGCTCCACGAGGCCGATATGGTCTATTATGGCCATGCCGCCGGGGTGACGTACCGTGAAGTTCGTAACCGAACGCTCTATCTGTGTGAGGGTCATTGGCTTGTCGCGGATCACCACCCGCTTCTGCCACGATTCAGCGTTGGCTTTGGCGATCATCAGCCGCTCAACTTCCGCTTCTGATACCTTGCCGCGTATCTGGCGCCATGCCTGAATGTCGGTGATGCGGGACAGTGCACGGTGCGCGAGTTCTTCACCCTGCATTTCACCGGAGTAGACCCAGACCGGATGGCCATTGATGGCAGCACCCATAACGATCTGCTCAATCAGCGTAGACTTGCCCTGCTTGGTACCGCCACCGATAACGATAAGCTGACCCGGCATTGCTGGGCCGATAAGGCCCACCAGCGGACCGAAACCATAATCGACCCCAATGTGCCCACTGCCTTTGTAGGCGCTGTTGGTGGCGTTCAGGGCGCGATTGGCGGCATCTGCGAGGGTAAGTTCATCATCACACTCCAGACCGCGAACAATGCGCTCCAGCTGGCTCTTTAGGGCGTCGGCTTGCTCAAGGAATGAAAGCTCATCTCCGCACTGGAACCCAAGCTCACCCGCCTGTTCTCCCACAGAGATAAGACCACGGCGCATGGCATCGAATGTAATGGCTGCTGCAAATCCTGGCACGTTGATGATAGACACTGCGTCCGAAGCGATCTTCGACAGGTACTGTGATATGGTCATGCCGCCAATCATTGCACCAGTGTCAACGCCTGCCTTGACTGTCACAGGGTTGGCGTTCTTTCCGGCCTCGATAAGACGCTTGATCTCCCCGTAGACAGCCTGATGAAACGGCTCATAGAAATGCCGCTCATCAAAGGTGCTCGGTATGGCATCCAAGGCATCGTTGTTCATCATGAGAGCGCCTAAGATGGCGTGCTCGGCTTCGATGTTCGCCGGTATGAATGTTTGGTTCATGGCGTTCATGCCGCCTCTCCCATGTTGAATTTACCGGTTTCGTCACCGAACGAATCCCACCCCGGCCGGTTGGTGCGACTGAATAGCTCAAGGCGGCGGGCTTTCGGCATCAGCTTCTCAGCAGCGGCGAATGCTTCTTCTGGTTTTTCGGAATGACGGCGGGCAAGGCCGGTAAAGCCAGAGCGAACGGATCTTGATGTCTTCGGCTTGCCACGGGTACCAATCAGGAATGGCTCGTTGCTCGATCGGAGAATGTACCCCGTTCCGAAAGCAATGTGGCCGTGAACAGTGGTCTTGAGCCATGTGCCGGCGGTCTTGAATTCAAAACCCTGCGCTTTCATCACCATAAAGGCCTTATCCAGCATAGGATTAGTTGCCCAAATCCAATGGACGCAATGCTCTGTGCACAGATCAAGGACTGGAAGCGCCATGATTTCTTCCAGTGGCATCGTTCGGTATTTAGATTGGGCAGACTTGCCCTCTCCCTTGCTCGACCGAACCTTATAGTTCCAAGCAAAGTCCGACATGATGAAGTCGTATGAGTGAGGCTGCAGATCGCCCCAAGGCCAGTTGAAGAGGATCATGCCGCGTCTCCGAATAGGTTGAGTTGCCCTGAGGGAGTATTCGGTGCAGGAACGGCTGTGGACTTGGGTGCTGGAGACAGCGACGGCTTAACGGCCTCGACTTGCTTCTCTTCGAAGTCGCAGCATACGACCTCACAAAGCGGTGACACGCCCTTCCAGTCTTTTAGGTAGAAGGCGGTGTCGATGCCACAGGAAGGGCCTAGGTATATCCCAGTCTTCTCCTGGAACTTCACCGCTTTGCCATCCTTATCGCGCTGATAGTGCTGGCTGCCACTGTATTTGAAGCCACTCGACATCTGCGGGAGTATGAAGGCGCCGTAGCTTGCTAGATGCGAAGCTATGTCGATCACATGGTATTCGAAGTCCCCGCCAGTGTAACGCGGAGCTCCCTTACCTTCAGGTCGCTTAATCTGCCCAAATGGCGGGTTGCTGATGGCGATATCGAAGTGACCAAGTCCCATATCCAGGACATCGAATACACTTGCTTCAATCCATGTGGCTTCCGGCAACAGCTTCCTGCCGACTGCCACGTAATCCGGATTTATCTCCACACAGGTGAAGGTCGCAGGTGATTGGCTCCAGCGGTGCATCATGCTTGCCGCGAAAGACAAAATGCCGATGCCTGCGCAAAGATCGATTACCCGACCTGAGAACGTTTCGATCGCAAAGTCTCTCGCGAGCTCATATGGCGTAAAGAATGCTCCGGCTACCGTGTTGACGTGCGAGGCCGATTCCTGCCAGTTCTCGATGACGAAGAACTTTTCGTCCTCGGTCAGCGCATCTTTCGACAGCAGGTCACATGACTGCTGGTGGAGCTTGGCTTGCTGTTTGGTGAGCTTCGCCATTATGCCCCTGCCCCCGCGAACAGATCGCCTGCCGGTGCGCGCTCGTTGCGGCTCTGGATGAGAGATACCCACGGCGCATGATATCGACCGGCGTGCAGCTTCATGTCCTTGACACCCCAACAAATCGCCAGAGCGCATGCTTCCGCCGCATTATGCCCAAGAGCCTTCTGTGCTGGCAGCGTGATGCCTAACTGCTCGCAGTGAGCCACTGCGGCGGCTTTCCAGTCCTTCTTGCCCTTGGGGTCGAGCGGCGGATGAAATGACTGACCGTAAAATGATTTGCGCCAGGTAGACGGCATCAGCGTTCCGTACGGGATGCCGAAGTTCGCGATGGTCGCAACGATGGCCGATGTCGCGATCCACGGGTAAATCATGGCGTCGGCGCTGGTGTTGCCAACCTTGGCGAGGATCTGCTGCTCAAGAACAACGAAGTCGGGCCGACCGTTATCCTTGATGAGGTTCTTCACCTTCAATCCGATTTGATCACCGGTGAAATAGTGGTCAGCACCCTTTGGCATTTCAAGAACGCCGCACTTGATGGCCGAGTAATGCCGTTTTGTGTCGTAGATAGCAAAGCCGGTGCTTTTGCTGGGGTCGAAGCCGTAGATGATCGTCATGGTGTCACCTCGGCAGGTATCACGCGATATGAGTTATCAGGACCGTGCGTTCTCAGACGCTGGATGTGATAGCCGAATGGCTGAATGCGCCGACGCAGGTCAGATATGATGGCTGAGGTATGCCCCAGCTTTTTATCTTCCGTGCCGTTATCGCCGTGGATGGATATGGAAAGGTCAATGCGCGTCATTCCTTCAAGGCCAGATGCTACCAGCGTTTCAAACGCTTTGGCCTCAAGCGGAGAAAGGTGCTGCTTCACCTTTGCAGGTTCCGGCAATTCGCCCATGTGGTTGCCGCAAGTCGGGCATGTAACCAAGATCATGTTCTGCCTCGTGAAAAAGAACGCCCCGATGCGTGGGCCGCACTACATGTCCGCACCGGGGCTAGTTAGGCTCGCGCAATGGGAGGACCGCGAGCCGCAGGAAATTAATTCTGTTGATCCAGACTGAACGGATCTGCCTCGCCAGCATTGGCCGGCGGCTCTTCCTTGCTCTTGGCGGCGTTGCTTTTTTCCATCGCCGACTTAAGGTTTTCGAGCATGAGCTTCTGGGCATCATCCCAGCCGCGCAACCATTCGCGGTCTTCGTCACTTCCACCGTTCTGCTTGGACACCCGATCAAGAGCTGCAAGGCCAGCCTGGAATCCTTCGGCGTAAATCATTTCAAACTTGCTGACGCGATCAGTAAGCAGGTCGCCTTGTCGGTCATCGGGGATCAGACCCGAGTTGATCATGATCCGCTTGCGACGGGCGAACTCGTCAATCTTCTTCTGCTTGTCGGTCGTGAAGGTCAGTTCGATGAAGTCCTTCAGGTCCTTTTCGGAGACGCCATCGTTTTTGGCGTCAGCCTTGAACTTCTGTTCCTTCGCCTTGAGCGCCTGCTGCTCATGATAGATCGCAACGCGCTGGCGTGTGTGATGACCCCATAGGGCTTGGCTTTCCGCCTCTGTAAGCTTGCTGTTATGCCCTGCTACGGTCATTTTCTGTCACCTCCTGTTTGCTGGTTTTGGATGTTGGATTTGGATTGCCTTCGCAGCACGCGCTTTCGCCTCCAAAGCTTCAACGCTTGCCATAATGTCTCCCACAGCAGCATGTCCGTGGACCTCCTCGATGGCTTGAACCTCGTTTTGCAGCTGCGCGATGAGACGAAGGGTGTAGTTCAGGTAAGCCATGCGAACCCGGCGATAGAGCCCGATCCCAACGTCCTTGGTCTCACCCTTCATCAATCGCTTGAAGCTTCTGGGCGATAAGCCGCACCAGCCAGAAACCTCCTCCAGAGCATCTGTTTCATCGCTCCATCCTTTGCAGCGCCGCTCAAACATTGTCTTTGCAAAGGCGGATGCTTCTTCTGGGCTGAATGCGTCTACTGCGTACATTTGCGCTTTTGCCTCTGTTGTCCCTGTTACGTTCGTTTTGTTAGTTTCTGACCACTTCATGGCCGCTGCTCCTGATAGGTTGAACCCATCAGCAACGCGGGATTTCGAAAGGAGCTAAGCCCCCGCATAAGCCACTCGGCCGGTAGGCCAAGCGGTAGAATTTGATTGATATGGACTTGGTAGATTACGAGCGGCGCAGCGCTGGAGGGTGAGAGCTTTGTGCGCAGCCGCTTCGTCTATTTTTAAATATTCAGCGATCTGCTGCGTGTCGAAACCACGCTTGAACAGATCGAGTGCTGTGGTGTCGTCGGCCTTCATCGTGACCGCCCGAACATCACATAGGCAACCAGGACGTTCACAGCGAGCCATGCAAACAAGCCAGCAGCTACATTCAGGAAGTGACGTGCCTCAGTGGTGTATTCAGCGATCATGCGTTCACCGGCTGTTTCTGCTCAGTGAGCATTGCGGTGAAGATGCTGATGTCGGTCTTGCGCTCGACAACTGGACGGAAGCACGCGGCGCTGAAGCCTATTTCACCAACAACACCAGTGCCGAATTTCATCCGCGGGTTGTTGACCACCTCTACGAGATGGAGACACACGATAACCTCACCATCAGCCCTGGCCGCAGTGAAGACATTGCGTACAGTGTATGTTTCTCCTGGCTTGGGGAAAACGACACCGATACGCTTAGCCACCTCTGCCTGCTGAATATCTCTCTCGGTAGGCGACTCTTTCTTGACCGCAACAACCTTTTGCCCGACTACGAAGTTGCACTGCATCTACTCACCTCCCCCAACGTCATCGAGGATGAAATGATCAGGGTGGCTGGCCGCAGCCGAGGCCTCTTTGCCGCCCTGTCGGCAATCGTCAGTAAATTCGACCGTCGAGGAGCCCTGACGAAAGCTCGCATCATCGGTCCTACTAACCGGATCACTGGAACCAGCAGACATCGTGCTGACAGGCTCCTCCCCGGCTTTCGCTTGGAATGGATGTTCCGGCCACAGCATGAATGCCACCGGATTGTTCTTGTGGCTCAGCATGCACCAGTGCGCATGGTCGGCCTTGGGCTTTACCCAGTAAGAACGAATGACCTTGCCTTCTTCTGTCGCCAGAATGACGTGTCGTCCGTCGCGTGGGGCTTGGGTGAGATCGAAGTTCCACTCGGTCATGCTGCCACCTCAAGCTTCACAGGAGCGAAGTATTCGGCATGAACCGCACCAGCCCCGTCACTTTCCACGACATGCTTGAACACGGCCTCGTAAGGCGTTTCTGGCTTCATCTTGAACGTGCCCAGCCATTCGGTTGCCGCGTCCGTAGCCATGCCCTGAAACATCGGGGAATAGATCATGAAGTTGATCGGCTTCCACATCACCGACACCTCGCCCTCTTCCTGAGAGCAGCCGCTTTCGAGATAAGCGTGAACCAAGATCAGGTTGTCGTTCATGCTGACACCTCCGCAGCCGCAACCGCGCGCCGCATGCACTTGAGGACGGCTTTATGACCGTGCCCATCGTTGAACTCGAAAATGGATTGCTTGCCGCATTGAGCGCGTACGAGGCGTATTGCCGAGCCGTAGTCCTCTGCCGAGCAGCTTACCTTCTGGATCGCACCGACCATGCAGAAACGCTTAGCGCGTTCGCTGGTTGGCTTTACCTCGTTGCCATGCGCATCGAATGCAACGCCTTCCCTCGCCCATGTTTCAGGCTTGGAAATGAACGAGATTGCCTGAGTGAGAACAGCAGCCGCACTCATCACGCACTCTCCGGGATCGCGAAGAACTCCGCAGCATCCAACTCGATCTTGTTTGCCTTTGCATACGCCAACAGTGCTGGCGCATCGCTTTGCGGGATTACGCCGCCGGTACCGCCGCGATCCTTCGGGTACATCCAACGATATACGCGAGAGACGTGCTTGCCGGTGATTTCAGACACCTTGTCGATGCCGATCTTGGCGATGATAGACTTTGCTGGGTCGAGGTGTTTTTCGCTCATGGGTTATATAATTGCGATCATCGCAAATATAAGTCAAGCGATTTTTGCGATATCCGCTATAGTAAAATTTGCGATGATCGCCAGAATCCCCACATGACCGACACCCGACAGGAAATCATTGATTGGCTGAAGTCCGAACTGGCCCGAAAAGGCCACGGGGCGAAGACGAAGCTGGCTGCCCATCTGGGCGTTCGACCTGAAGCTGTCACCCGTATTCTGGGAAACGAGAAAGAGCCTCGCGTCATTCAAGCTGATGAACTCGTCAAGATGAGCGAGTTTTTCGGGTCGGCACCTCCTGGCATTAAACTCGACCTTAACCCGATTAATGTGAACATCGAAACCATTCCGGTACGTGGAAAGGTTGCGGCGAGCTCATGGATGGATGTTGAGGAAATGGATTTCGGCTGGGAGGATATGGATCCAGTCCCGACAATCAGCGGATACCCTAAAGAGTACCAATTCGCCCTGATGGTCGAAGGCAACTGCCTCAACAAGAGAGCTGCGCATGGCGACGTATTGATCTGCCTCGACATAGTAAAGGCCAATACCTCATTCAAAGAGAACGACCTCGTAATTGTCGAGCGCAAGAAATACGACGGGCAAATGGTCCAGCGCACAGCTAAGCGCGTTCGCATGACCGCCAAAGGCTATGAGCTATGGCCTGAAAGCACTGACCCTGCCCATCAAGAACCGATCATTCTCTACGAGCGAGAGCCTGGTGAAAGCGCTGAGGTTATAGGCGTTGTGCTTTGGATATTCCGAAAGCCTTGAGTTGAGGTGCGAATGGCTTACAAGAAAACAACTTTCGCTGAGGCCATGCGTGGGGACATGAATGCTCAAAAGCTTCTCCCCGGCGGCAAATGGTCGCCAGAAAACTACGAAGCCTCGTTTGGACGAAACATCCTTCACGAAGACCTAGACTACATCGGAGATGGGTCGCCCAAGACTGTATATTCATTAGACGACGATACTCGCGACCGACTTATTGCTCACTGTCGTCAAGACGTAGCCATGAGCTACGCCGCTATTTCCAACCTGCGCAAAGAAATGAGGAACCTAAGATTTCAGTTGTCGTTATCGGTTCTTGTCATTGTGGGATTGCTTATTTTTCACATCTTCGCATAGGTATCAATTAAGATGGTCTCTAACACAGAGACATCCAGCCCAACGTTGATCTTGCCAACGACTAGCATCCGTGGAACCAACCTCTCCTGAAGCTCGGTTTGATTTCCCAGCCGCTACTGGGTCCAACATCGGGGTAGTCTTTTTGTCCAGCTGGTCAGGCTGATTTATACCCGATACGAGCAAGAGCCTTTTCTTCGGCACTCGGTATAAGCTGCTTCAGTTTCCCGGCGCGCTGCAAACGCGTTTCCCCGGCGGGCCATCAACCCCGTTCGATTCCGTTCGATGAGCCTGGCATCGACACCGCGTCTGTTTCATGTGCCGGATTGATCGGTGACGCGGGTGAAACTTCAAAAGACCGCTGCCTTTGCACCTCCAAACGCTCCATCTTGGCGGGAACCTCCGATCAGACCCAAGATTTTGCGCTTTTCAGCACCTCAAAGCAGCATCGCCTATTCCATCAATTATTGTGATGTGTTAGGCATATCCCATCACGAATATGCTGATTGAGCGCCGGTAGGATCATCCCTCCGGCGCTTTTCTTATGCGCTCTGATTCGGCACGCGTCAAATTTATTTTGCGATCATCGCAATTTTGTAATTGACAATCTTTTGCGATTGCCGCAAATTTATCTCCATCAGCCCACGAATGATCTCCTACCGGACGAAGAAACGAGGGCTGCAGCAACAGATTGAACCCGGAGGTCGCCATGTAGCGAGTTGCCCGGATAGGAGAGACGCAGATGGCCAAGGTGACGCACACGCTTCAGTACTTCTTCGAAGCCGTTAACGTTCGTGGTGAGCAGAAGCGCTTTAGGGCGTCGAAGGCTATCGATCTTAATTCATGGGATGAGGCGATAGACGCCGCAATATTTTTCACCACCACAGAGGACATCCCGTCCCTAGACGGGTGGCACCTCACGACGCCGCGCGACATCCAGGTTTGGAATGTCATCCCTCTTTCAGACACAGGCTTAGCCTGATCGCAAACGAAGGTGATGACGCAAATGGATAACAGCGAACATCGAGCGAGCCGGGAAGCGCAGATGAACTCGGGCTACAGGATAATTGGTCATGTGCAGCCGTTGAGGGGAAGAAAAGGCATAACAGCCGCGTACTTCAATGAGGATGAAGTACCTGATGGGACAGCAGTTTTCATCAAGATAACTCCCGACGAAAACGCCTTTGACCATTTCCAGCCAATCGAAACACCGACCGCAGGAGCCTGATCGCCTTCGGCATGCGGCACCCGAGGCTGCATATCTAATTCGATCTCAATCACTGAGGTAAGCAAAATGGCACACTCCATCGAAACCCACCTGAACGCAATAAAGGCTGCTGCTGATCGTGCGTCTGGAACGATGCGACCACAGGCAAGCGCCAAGTGCAACAGGGAAGCATTTCGCTCACTGATGGCTGACATGTTCGCCAGCTTCGAAGCCCTTGCTTATGAACTTGAGGGCGACGGCGCTTACATCAGCGACGAACGCATTGGCATCACCAGCGAGAACGGCTGCGTTGATAGCGTGTTCCTTGATCTGGTCGAAGGCCCTCACGTCGATATCTACGACGCCAGAGTGTTTGGCACTGACGAAAAGCACGACATTCGCCGGGACAATGTTGCGATGTTCAAGCCACGCGCTGGCCTGAAAGCTGACCTCGTTAAGGGAGCGTCGTTCCGATGACTAAACTTCGCACCATCTTCTGCTGCGGCTGCCAGTCTGATGTAGACGCTCGGCTCACGTCTGGGAAAGAGGTTTATTCACATCGCCCAGATTTGCACGACCTACCGTTTTGGAAGTGCGACACGTGCAAAAACTTCGTCGGCTGCCACCATAAGACTAAGGATAGGACAAAGCCGCTCGGCGTAATCCCTACCAAGGCCTTGAAGGCCGCTCGTCAGGAAATACACCGGATCATCGACCCGCTTTGGAAGTCTGGTCGCGTCGGCCGTAGCCAGCTTTACGGCATGATTGGCCATCTGATTGGCGTTGAGGAATACCACACCGCAGATATCCGCACTGTCGAGCAGGCGCGTGAAGTACAGCGCGTAGCACGTGAGTTGGGGGCAACGCTATGACCACCACCACCGAACGCCAGCCAACCGCGCCAACCGTATTCGAACTTCGCCAAGCCCTTATCCAGCAGCGCGCATGGGTACAGCACTGGCAGGAAGACTTGGCCGGAAATCTCACACCAGAATTATCGAGCCTGCAGTCTGCGCTCAAAAGCATAGACGCAGCTCTGGGTAATGGAGCAAGAGCATGAGCAAGATCAGTCAACAGCAGGTCGAAGCCGCCGTCACGGAAATGGCGCGACAGGATATCACTTTCGCTAACTGTGATGCTTCTTGGCAGAAGCGCACCATGCTGGCCGCACTCGAAGCGGCTCTGTCTATCGCTCCGACCGTGTCCGCGAAGGCTTTGATCACCGTCGAAGAATACGTTGATGGTTATTGCTGGAGAGGTGACGAAGGCGACTATACGCCGAACGAACATGAAAAGGCTTTGTTGATCGACGCCCTTCATGGGGCAGTAGAGGAAGTTTCCGCCGACTTCGTTTTCGCTTCGAGACACAACGATGGAACCGGCCAATGTGAATCCGTCGATATCGGATCCACAACCCTTCGCAAGCTGAGAGAAAAGCTGTCAGCGCAAGATTGCGAGGCCACCCCATGACCCGCTCCCTCACAGAAATCAACGCCGACAAAAGGTCTGAACACGCCAGAGTAATCGTCGGCATCAATTGGTGGATATTCACCATCGGCTCTCTGTGGATGTGCCTCGGTATCTGGGCGCTCGACCAAGCCGAACAGCACTACCATCAGCAGGACAAGGTTAATCAGGAGGTCGCATGGAAAAGATAGTCGATCAAGACAAGTTCCAGCACATCGGCGGCATCGCTGAAAAGCTTATTGGTGGCCTTCGCCGGGATCGCGTCTGGGATGGCAAACAGATCAAGCTGGGTGGCGTCTACAGCGGCGTTCCGATTGATACCTACCATGGCGACACCGAACTGTTCGACAGCTTTGCAATCTCAAGCTCTGGACTTCGTGCCGTTCTCAAACGTCCTTCTGAGTATTGGGGCTTCTCGCCTTACAATCCGAACCCGTTTGAAAAACCGGAAAAGGACAGCCTGGAATTCGGAAAGGCAGCGCACATGCTGCTGTTGGGTGAAGACGGCTTTAAGGAACGTTATGTCCTGCGTCCAGAGAAATACCCAGACGAAAAGGGCAATGAGAAGCCTTGGAGCGGTAACGCCAACTGGTGCAAGAGATGGATTGCCGATCAGAAGAAAGCCGGTCGCGTCGTCATCACCGATACCGAGATCGGTCACATCAAGCACATTGCAAACTCTCTCTCGAGCAAGGAAGCAATTCGCCTTGGCATCCTGAACGGCCGGATCGAACGGTCCATCTTCGCCAAGCACGGCAACATCTGGATCAAGACGCGCCCTGACGTGGTGCCTAACGATTCCGGCGATTACGTCGACCTGAAAACGGCTGCCAGCGTTGATGACGACAGCCTGTCCAAGGCGATCTACTCACACGGCTACCATGTGCAGGCAGGTCTGCTTCGCATGATCGTTCGCGAGATCCTTGGCGCGGATGCCTTCTCCAGCTTCACTTTCGTGTTTGTCGAAAAGACACCACCCTATGACGTGCGTGTCATGCAGCTGAAAGACGAGGACATTGACCTTGGAGAACAGCTTGCACGCAAAGCTATTGCGACCGTCAAGGAATGCCTGAAGCGCAACGACTGGCCAGGATACGACGGCTTCGACAAGGCCATTTCCTACACTGAGATGCCGACGTGGGCAAAAACCAAAATCAAAATTGATCTTGAAAGGGCAGCATAATGCAAAAGGTACGCGTAATTGATTTCGAAACCACCGGCATGCCTGACGATGCTGTCAAAGCTATCTGCGAAGTTGGCTATACCGACCTTACCGCTGACTGGCAGCTTGGCCCTACTGGCGCGTTCTTGGTAAACCCCGGCCACCCTATCCCGCCGCAGACACGCGCAGTGCATCATATCTCTGATGATGATGTTGCCGGCGCAGTCTCGCCTGATGTTGCTATGCGCACGCTCATGATCAACATGGATGAGGCGGACGTCTTCGCCGCTCATAACTGCAAGTTCGAACAGGCGTTCTTTGGCGGCGGCAACCGTCGATGGATCTGCACCATGCAGTGCGCCAAACATCTCTTCCCAGACGCCCCCGGCTTTTCGAACCAAGTTCTTCGCTACTGGCTCAACCTTGACGCAGACATGGACGACGTGAGCCGTGCCATGCCGCCGCACCGCGCCGGTCCTGACACCTACGTGACCGCTCTCCTGCTTGTTCGTCTGCTGACGATTTCTAACGTCGATGAGCTTGTCAGGCTGACTACCGCACCCGTCATCCTGAGTGACGTCACCTTTGGCAAACACCGCGAAATGAAGTGGGCTGATCTTCCTTGGGATTACCTGAACTGGGTAGCAACCAAATCAGACCTTGGCGCCGACGAAAAGCACACCGCACGTCATTATCTGGCAGGGAAGTAAGTACATGAACCAAGTCACCACCCAGAAGAACGAAGGCGGTCTTTCCTACAAGAACGTGAACATCGCGCAGACAGGCGGCGG